GGGGTTCGAGCCCCCTTGCTTCCACTCGAAAAAGCTGATAAAATGGGAATTCCCGGGCAACGGGTAGTCGGATAGTAGTCAAAATAGTAGTCAAGCCTAAAACGAAAGGAGTTTTTTGCAAAGATTCCAATAATTTTATAGTGAATGAAATGTGACGGATACATGACGGGTAGACCGTCTTTTTTTATGCCAAAATTTAAGCATAAGGAGGGATGACCTTATGGGAAAATTCAAATTTTCAGATGAAACACTGGAAAATATATTCAGCAAAGAACGTACAAGGGAAGTGCCGATTAAGTATCAGTCAATCATGGTTCATGTAATCGAGGAAGTTTTAGGAGAGACGGGTAATGCTTATGAATTTCAGTCCGTTGGGACTTATGAACAAGCCGACATATCAGACACTTGATGAAGTTGAAATTGCGAAACAGATAGAATCAATGGAAGAAAGGGAGAACAGCCATGCCGCAGCCGATTATGAATCCGAACTATTTCAATCCGCAGTATAGAACACCTATGTACGGACAGTTTATGCCACAGCAGGAACAGTTCCAGCCACAGCAGTTTATGCAACAGCCACAGCAAAACGCAGTACAGATGTACGGTCGTATTGTACCGGCGCAAGAGTGCATAGCACCGAATGAGGTTCCTATGGATGGCAACACAGCATTCTTCCCAAAACAGGACTTGTCGGAGATCTATGCTAAATCCTGGGGAGCAGATGGAAAAATATATACAAGGCTCTATAAGCCTGTTTTAGATGCAGACCTTAACAATTTACCGTCAGACACAGAAAAGGCGAAATTTGACCTATCAGACGAAGCCACAGCGGTATTTATGAAACGTTTCGATGAACTGGAACAAAAGATTGAGCAGTTGAAATCTTCGCAATCGCAAAGAAAAACTCCACAAACGCAAAGAAAGGATGATGCAGATGCTTAAGTCAATGGGGAATCCGCAACAGTTTATCCAAAATATGATTGGAAACAACAAGATTATGTCTAACGACATGGTAAAAAACGCTTATGGGATGGTTCAAAAAGGTGATTTCCAAGGAGTAGAAAATCTAGCGAGAAACATCTGCAAAACAAAAGGTATAAACCCTGATGATGTAATAAGACAGATAAAAAGTCAGTTTCCTTTTTAACAGCATATTAGAGGTTTGTGCACAAAACCCGGGAGACCTCTTTATGAATAAAATTATGGAGGTAATCTAATATGTTTGAAACAAACAACAGCCCTTTTACCATGCCTGTTATTCCGGCTGCCGGAAATGGCTACGGAAATAATGGTGCATTTGGTGACGGTGGATGGCTCTGGTTCATAGTCGTAATTTTTGCGATTTTTGGCGGTTGGGGCGGTAATGGATGGGGCGGTAATGGCTCTAATTCCAGTTACTACACTGATTCTGCATTGCAAAGAGGGTTCGACACCCAGTCTATCATCGGTAAACTGGACGGAATCAACAACGGTCTGTGTGACGGGTTCTACGCTGTAAACAACGGTATGCTTACCGGATTTAATGGTGTAAATACCAATATTTTACAGACCGGCTATGGAATCCAACAGGCTATCAATGCAGACACCGTAGCAGGAATGCAGAATGCTAACGCTTTACAGGCACAGTTAGCACAGTGTTGCTGCGAGACCCGTGAAGCTATCCAGGGTGTGAACTACAATATGGCAACGAATACTTGCGCATTGCAGAACACCATGAATAACAACACTCGTGATATTATCGACAGCCAGAATGCCGGTACAAGAGCAATCCTTGACTACTTATGCCAAGATAAGATCGCTACTCTGCAGGCAGAGAACAACGATCTGCGCAGAGCCGCTTCTCAGGATCGTCAGAATGCTCTTCTGACTACTGCCATGAGTGCACAGACACAGCAGATCATTAACGCTGTGAATCCTGCGCCCATCCCGGCATACCAGGTTCCCAACCCTAATGTATATTACGGATGCGGATGCGGATGTAACACTGGTTGCGGATGCTAAAACTGCATATCGAGTAACTTAACCTTAAGGTTATGTCTGCTATGCAGAATTACTGACAACATGGGGCAGACTATATGGTTTGCCCCTTTGATTTTGAAAGAGAGGTTATATTATGGCTGAATATACAGCAGTAGCATTACAGACTGTGGCAGCAGGAGAAGACGTTGCTTTTACCGAAACTGCCGTAAATGGAAGTAACTGTATCAATCATAGAGAGGGATCCGGAATTGTGAAGTTAAGAGGTATCACTAATCAGTGTCGTGCAAGATTCCTTGTAAGTTATTCCGGCAACATTCAGATTCCCACTGGTGGAACTGTTGAGGAAATTTCCCTTGCACTGGCAGTAGACGGAGAACCTTTGCAGTCCACAAGAATGATTGTAACTCCGGCAGCAGTAGAGAATTTCTTCAATGTTTCTGCGCAGGCTTACATTGATGTTCCTCGTGGATGCTGCAGTACGGTAGCCGTTCAGAACACTTCCACACAGGCTATTGAGGTACAGAACAGTAATTTAATTGCCGTTCGTGAAGCGTAGGAGGTGGAAATCATGGATGTTAAAAGAATACATGAAATGCGTGAAAAACTGACTGAATGCACCAAGTCACAGTTTGATAAAGGTATTGATCATGTGGATACTTGCGAAGCTGGCAAGGTAATCGACATGATAAAAGACCTCGCAGAAGCAGAGTATTACGCTACACTTGCAATCACCATGCAGGAATATGACCAGGACGAAAACATGGAAATGTTTGAACGTTACGGTGACGGTGGCAAACGGTACTATGACCATTACCGCTATGCTGACGGCAGATTTGCACCTAAAGGTCGTGGAACCTACCGCAGAGGGTATGAAGAGCCACCCTATTACCATATGACCCCGGAAATGTATCACCGTGACATGGACAGAGACATGGGTCGTATGTACTACACGGAAACTTCTTCATCCGGTATGCGTGATGCAAGAGAGGGCAGAAGTGGCATGAGCCGCAGAACCTACATGGAAAATAAGGAACTGCATAAGGCGAATACACAGCAGGACAAAGAAGCAAAAGTCCGTGACCTGAACACCTACATGACCGAACTTGCAAACGACATGACGGAAATCATCAACGATGCAACACCGGAAGAAAAGACGGTACTGCGAAACAAGCTGTCTGCACTGGTAACAAAAATCGGTTAAAACACTTAAGGGGCTTATTTAGCCCCTTTTATGTTGGAGGTGGTAAGTTGTTTACTATAAATGGAATAGACTGGAATTTAAGGCTTGTACGCAGTCACAGCCCTATGCTGATGCGTTCTGATGGTACATATACGTTTGGCATGACAGACAGGAACACAAGAGATATTTACATATCAAATATGATTCATGGTAATTTCTATGACCGTGTGCTGTGCCATGAATTGTGCCATGCGTTCTGCCTATCCTACAATCTGACTATGGATATTCAGACGGAAGAGATTGTTGCCGACTTTTTGGCTACCTACGGAAGAGAAGTGTTTGCTGTGGCTGATGAATTGATAAGTGGTTTTGTGGAAAGAATGGCATAGAGAAGACTTTGCAAATAAGTCTTCTCTATTTTACCTTCTCCATCATCACAATTTCATGGTCTTTGCACTTCTCTGCATATACCTTTAATGCATTTTCCATCCCAGTTACCGTTTCCTCATTCATTTCGCTGCTAAAATGGTACCTCTTCGACTTTATTTTAAATTTCATTTCTTTCATAGACTATTCCTCCGCTAAATTATAAAATTATTTTTTGTTTCCGATTTCTTCATCTACTTTGGTATTAAACCATTCCTTTTTAGTGATTCCTTTTTCAAAGAGTTTTTCTTCTAACTTGTCAAACTTCTCCTTTTCAATTTCTACACTAAAGTTTTTTGTGTTCTCCCTCCGCTTTTTCATGTAATCGGCTCTGCTTTTAGGTGCTATGATTATCACCTCCTTGTTACGAGTTACATTATATATCGTTACGAGTTACAAGTCAAGAGTTTTTAAAAAAATAAGAGCACCCTTTTGGATGCCCTTAAAATCCTATATTCTATTGTAATTTGATAACTTCTTTATTTCCAGTCCAGATGCTTGTTTCGTATTCCAGTTCAATGCTCTGCGCATCCTGCGGAACTACAAACGCAATCTTGTAAGATGTTTTTCTTCCGCTTGAAAGATTCGCATTCAACGAAGAACTATCAACAACACTGTAATTCTGCTCACAATCTGTATTGTCTGCGTAACACTGAAAATCGTAGATGCTTACATACTTATCATCTTTGCTGTTGTTCTGATAAGAAACATCAATCATAATGTATTTTGTTCCATCAGCAGGAGCGTTCCAACCGTATTCATCCTCATAATCAGTGTAGTCAAGGTCAAAATCATTAATAGTGACTTGCAAGCCGTCCGCATCGAATGTGTAACCGGGAGAAATAACAGTACCACTCGGTACTTCCGCTTCTTCAACTTTAGATTCCGGTGTGATTTCTGATACTGCGGCAGAACTTTCCGTTGTTGCAGAAACCGATGTCTGTTTTCCAGTAGATTCCTTGTTGCTATCGGATACACTATTTACAAACAATGCCATAATGGCAAAAATAATAATTCCGATAATAGAGCAAGTCAGTCCTGCGATAGCAGTGCCGTGTTTCTTGTCTTTATGACATAGTACAATGATAGCAAGAACAGCACCTATAATTCCCGGCACAATTCCGAAAGCTATACAAGCTGTCAAAATACTGATGATTCCTAAAATCATCGAAGCAATTCCTAAACCACTTTGTTTCATAGAGTAATTACCCCTTTCATTTTGAATTTTATAAAATTTTAACACATTTGTGATATTCTGTCGATAAATAGATGTGAAGTATTGAAAAAATTTTAATGTGTTTCTTTTGATACCCCCGTAGGTCTGTATTTTCAACCGAAAATCTCGTTTTCAGAGGTTTTTGAAAGAAAAATTTTCGACAAAATTATAATGCCTTTTTCAAAATACCCCCCCGGGGTAGCACTTTTCAAGCTGAAAAATCCGTTTTCAGAGTTTTTTCGCAGATTTTTTCAGACCGATTCAAGGTGTGTAACATCTGCGCACTTCTGCAGTGCACGTTTTGGACGTGTCACCGTGTCGCAGCTTTCGCAAGGTCTCCGACTGCCGAAAGAATAGAATCATAGGCAGACCGCAACAGCTCTGCAGATTCCGGAGACAGACCACCGGCGGCACTCTCCACCCTTATAACTGTTCCCAACCGTTCCCCGGCATCCGCTACGCTCTCCATAATGTCATACACATGACCAATTCCCAATTTTCGCATTTTGACAAAATCCCCCTTGTAATATTTGATTGTACACCAAGACAACGCAATTCGTCAATATATCCGGGCGCAGGATCTGACCGGATCCGGTGGAAGAGTAACACAAATAGACCGCCAGCCGGCAGCAGATCCAACGGAACACGACAAAAAGACGGTCGTAAGCCGTCTTTTATCTGTTTTCAAGTTCAAAAATTGCCCATCGCAGGGCGGCGGCTGTCTCCGTGTCTTTCTCTCGCTCCGCACGCTCTAACAGCTTGTAAAGTCTTTCAAGGTTCTTTTCTTTCATCCTGGCAACCTCCTATTTTTAATTTTTGGGTAAATTCCACCCATAAAACCGCCGCCGGTAGTGATCCGGCTGGCATCCTCTGCGGCGGCTATTGTTCGCAGTTTATATCTGCAAGCTCTTTGCGTATTTCCTTTATCTCTGCAAGGTATACCGGGTTATCTTTGCAGGCTTCGAGGTTGTCCAGTCGTCTTATTAGTTCTTCTTTTCTGCGTTCGTTTTCGCTCATGGCGTAATTCCTCCATATTTTCAATTTTTCCCGTTTCCGGGTAAAAGCAAGCCGGGGCATGATCCCCGGTGTAAGCCTGTCTTACTTGCTTAACTCTTTATAATACCGGAGCACATACCCGGCAAGCATTGCAAAAATTAGTAATATAAAATTCTCCATGCTCTTATTCTTCCCCCATATCGTCCAAAACTTCGGCGATTGCCTGCCCTAACAGATAACATCTAATTGTTACGTCCATTTTTTCCCAGTCCTCAGATAAAAACCATTCTCCAACCGTTGCGGCATCTGTTCCGAACTCTTCGCAAGCATCTTTTAAAAGATCAATGTTATCTTTAACATATTCCTGCGCCTGTGCTCTGCTAAAAGTGTAAGAGCCGCTTGCGTTTCCGGTTACGCTGTCTTCTGTAAAAAGCTCATCATTTAAGTAGCTTTCCAGCTCGTCACGGTCTGCATAATCTGCTAAATTGATGTTGCCGTTGATGTACTCTGTAATGTCGTTTTTCATAGCTTCTAAATAGTTATACATATTGCTTTACCTTTTCACCCGTGTTATAATATGGGTGCCTTTCTTTTTGGGTGCCGGTGTTCGCTTGGTAGGTGTCACCGGCTTTATTTATTTGTTGATATTATAATAACAAATATATTGCACATATACAATATGTAATATTTAACAAAATAATGCACATATAACCATGCGTTTATTAGTTAAAATGTATATTGCACATATTTTATTGACAAACTAATGCACATATAGTATAGTAAAGCTATATTTATATTGTATGGAGGTAATAAGAATGGGTATAAACAAAACAAGTGAAGCACAATTAAAAGCTAGTAGAGAATACGAAAAAAGAAACGACCGTATAAATATAGTTTTTCCGGCAGGCACTAGGGACAAAATGAAAGAGCTTGGAATTGAAAAGCCGAACACGTTTATTAAAGAAGTAGTTGCGGCAGAACTTGAAAAAATGGAGAAATACAAAAAATAATGCACATATATCTATTGACATATAATGCACATAATGTTATAGTGATATCACGATATCAAACAAGTGATATCACACTAATGATATCATGATATCACAGCAACGATATCACATTAATGATATCATAAAAAACTAATGATATCACATCAATGATATCACAAGAAAAGGAGGTGCTAAAATGTCGGAAACATTTAACCAAATGATTAGATTCCCGAAAGACCTAGAACCGCAGATCAAAGCGCAGGCAGAAAAGAACGGTTTAAGTGTAAACCAGTTTGTTATAGGTGCCGTGATCACAGCATTGCAACCAGTACAGCCGCAGACGGTGACAGAGAAACCAAAAGAAACGCCCGTGACAGGCTCTAAAAGCCCTATAGACGAGAAAATCGCACTCATGCAGGCAAATGAACGGCTACACGCTTTACAAGCCAAAACAGCGGCAGAAAGAGCCGCTAGAGAGCACGGAGAAGTTAAACCAGTTGTTAAGCATCCTCCGAAATGGGCAGGTTTACCCGGACAGCGGCCAGATGAAAGTAATGTTGAATGGGTGGAGCGCAAGACAGCAGAAGCAAACGAAATTTATAAATCAGCAATGGAACGTCTGAAAGCTGAAAAGGAGAGTGAAACCAAATGACAGGCACACCGGAACAAATCGTAGAAAAGAAAGCCGCCCGGATCCGCTCAAACGTCCGGCAGTTCTTCCGGTACTACCGGGATCAACTGGAAACAACGGAATCGGAACGGCTAAAAGAATTTAACCGGGCAGAACTACAAGCCCTGGAGACGGTGCAAGCGGAAACGCTCCAAGCACTGGAGAACATGACAGACCCGGAGTTATTAGCCAGCAAAACCGCATACGGTGACAGGGCTTTAATTGACCGGATCACAGCGAGAGCGGAACGGATCAGAAGAACAGAAAGAGCAACAGCATAAACAGGAATTAAGCAGGTGTAACAGCCTGCTTTTCTTGATCTATTTTCACTGCGACATTTTAACGTGCTAAATTTTGTAGACAAATTGTAGACATTTTGTAGACGCAGATTAAATAAAAGGAGATTAGATAAAATAAAGGTTAGATAAAATAAAAGTAAATAAGAGCAGAAAGACAATGATATACTAAGTATATATAAATTCTAGAGCCGACCGGCTGCCACCATGTACCCATCTGCAAAAATTACCTGTCTGTCTGTTAAATAATCCCATTTGTCAAATTTAACCGGATGATATTTTTTAATCGCATGATTTTTATATGCTCAGGATCACCGGAAGACATACCACAGTAACAAATTGTCAAATGCGTAAAAGGTTGTTGTGGATTTATAAATAGCACTTATGATATTATAAAAGCAGTTAGGGAGCCAACGTTAATACGGTGCGAGTGACAGCGGTGTAAATCCAACCCCCTCTGGATATGCAGCCGCCCAGATTGTAACCAAGACCACCGGAGCCGACAGACCGGAACCGATCAGAAGTCACTAGCTGATCACTTTTGTAAATTTATGTTTTTACATGATCTTTGGAGGAGATCAAAAGACATAGGTTTATTGAGCGATGCTTAGTGATTTTTTTATTGCAAATTTTTAGGAGGTGCGGAAATGGAAAAAGTCGAAAATACAGAAACATCCCAGGTATATGAGAATGACATGGAGCTATATCTTTCCCAGTTCTGCAAGGATCAGAAAATCGAGGATATCAGACAAGAGTCTCAGAGCGTTTGGAATGCTGCTCTTATGTATATTAAACGCCATGCATTTAATGAGCCTGATTGTCTTAAATCTAAAGAGATGCATAATATAGACGGATTTATGGGTGGTTATAGTAATTATAACGCTTATGACTATAAGTTAATTAATCGTATATGTGATTATTATATATATATGTGTATGATGTATGATAAAGAGGTATCAGCTATAGGATTTAGTTTATTAACAGGGATAGACAGATATACGATAGCTACTTGGAGAGACGAGGGAACAAAATCAAGTCCATTAAGTTCTGACATCGGCAAAAAGATATCGGATTTCCGTGAAGAATCTTTGAGCGCAAAACTAGCCACAGCAAAGCGCAACCCTGTTGGGATCCTGGCAATACTGAATAGGCATTACGGGTGGAATCTTCCTGGCGTGTCCAGAGAGCAGCAGAACCGCAAGCAAGCCTTAACCGCTTCGGATTTACCACAGTTAGGCGGTGCAAATGGACAAAATACATCAATGTTGACCGATTCCAGAGCGTATGACGATAGCAACGTAGATGCAAACGAGTAGCAACAATCGTTGAAACGTGCGTAAATATGGGATAGTTAAGGACGTGTCAATAAAGACTGCGCGAAGCGCGAATTTTGCGCATAGTTGAAAAGACGCATAGCACAACGGGGGAGGGGGTCTGACAGGATCAGAGAACAGCCCCTACTTAGTCCCTCAAATTTCCTAAAAAATAAAAAGACCTTTATCCAGAAAGGAGACCTAGATGTCAGATAATGCAAATCACCCAAGTCATTATGAGACAGGAAAATATGAGTGCATAGATGTGATGATTGAGACGCAGGGGATTGAAGCTGTGAAGAACTTCTGCATCTGCAATGCTTTTAAATATCTTTACCGGCATGAGAATAAAAATGGTGTAGAGGATGTTCGGAAAGCTAAGTGGTACCTGGACAAGTATTTGGAACTGGTTGAATCAGACAAAGAAAAGCTAAAGAAATCTTTTGAAAACTTGGAAAGAAGCATTGAGAATATTCAAAAAAATTGGAAAATACCGCCAAATATTGAAATTGCTATACCGCTTTGCAAACATGAATCTGAAACAGACAATGATGAAAAAGTTTCTGTGGAAGAGGATTTAAGTAAAGTTGCAACAATTCCTACGTTAGATACAGGATCAAGGGCGCATAACCCACAAACTGCTAAGAATTTTGCAACTTCTGTATGAATTTACAATGATCGATGTCACTTATGCAGATCTACGGAAAAGAGATTAAAGACGAATGTTCAAAATGCGGTGAAGTCCTGCAATGCGAATTATTTCTGCAAGGCCACGGAATCAAGAGAGACCGTGAGAACGTTACGGAAATGGTTAGCTGTCAGATGGAGCACCAAAAGAGCAGACTTGATAAAGAGCCTAAAGAAGATTTACCAGTTAAGGAGAAATGCGAATTGCCACCGGAGATTAAAGAGATCTACACAGAGGTTTGGAAAATACATAAAGAGTGTGCTAATCCGAAAACGGATGAAGACTGGGAATATCTTATCCGGCAAGGCAATCTGCTGATTAAAATGCACAACAATAGCCAGTTTGCTAAATCACTGGTAATGGCAATGATCGATGAAATTGAAGGAAGGACGAAGAAAAAATGCTTGGATTCATGATTTTAAAAATAATGACAACGTTGGTATTGACAGTTTTAGCAATATCTGCTTTATGGTATGCTCCAAAACAGAAAACAGCATCAGACGGAGTTATTTTATTTGCGTTCGCAATGTTCCTTGCATTTGGAATAACTTTCGCGTGGGTATAGCCTATGTGGTTACCGGAGATTATGCGTATTATCCCATATCACAATTTTGAATGGGTTAAATTCATAAAGCCATTGTTATTGCCGAATATCCGGTGTTGTGTTGGCATTGGATATGTGGCAGAGAAATCAAGGCATCAAGAGTGTATGTAGCCTGTGTGTGGGAAACGAAAAATGGAATAATGCGTTTGACAACACAAAGTTTTTCAAAGTACCGTACACAGGCGTGACAATTTTTTTTAGATAAAGATAGGGTGTTTCACAAAAATAATCCGGGAGCAGATGGTCTCTCTCCCGGAGTTTAGGACTATCGCCAAGCGGTAAGGCACAGCACTTTGACTGCTGCATCCCAGGTCCGAATCCTGGTAGTCCTGTTTCGCAGATGTTTTCTTCTTTCGGTCTTTGCCATCTGCGAATATTCCACCTACATGGAATACTCCTTTCACCTCATAGCGGAATGCTGTTAAGAGCCGTCGCAAGGCTCGTGAGGGTTTTCCACGTAACCGCTTGAAGCCTTGCAACTATATAGCGGAGAAAACTTTATCTGCGGTGATAAGACGATACCGTGATTGAAATAGTCGGTAGTTAGCAGATAGATATGCCAGAAGTTCATCTGTGGTTATACGGCACAGGTTTTGGGGAAATATGCATAGTGGCGATTGCAGCGGTCTGTAAAACCGTGACATTAGAAACACCGAAGGTTCGACTCCTTCTTTCCCCACGATGTCGGATCGCAACCGACTAGCAGGTAACTGGCGGATGCCCTGCGAAAATAAAAATAGCCATAAGTGTTGCGCTGCGTCAGCGCCTTAAATGTAGGCATACAGCTTATGGAAACGCACATGATCGGTTAGTCAAGTGGTAAGACACCACCCTTTCACGGTGGTAACGCGAGTTCGAATCTCGTACCGATCATTGGGATGCAGCGCAAATGGAAAGAGCAGTGTCCTTCTAAGGCATAGGCTGTGGGTTCAAGTCCCACCATCCCAATTTCACTAAATCCATAAAAAACACTATTCGGCAGGTGCGTGGTGAATAGATGTAATGGATGGATTGTTTCAAGAAATCGCACCATCAAGATGCAGTGTTCCCATAATGGTATTGGAACGGCTTGCTAAGCCGCCGGGCGTTTATTCGCCTTGTAGGTTCGAATCCTACACACTGCGTTTATACGAGCGGGAACGCATATCATTGTTCGCAGGGGGATATGCATAATTGTGAGTTGAGATACCTGTTCTAGCAATTAACCATGCTATATTTGCCGTATGTCCGGGTGGTGAGGGAGCGGTCTTGAAAACCGTTGGCTGTAAAAGGCTTGCAGGTTCAAATCCTGTGTACGGCGTTTATCTTTATCTCCACTTAGTCAGGTGCTACTGCAATAGTTCTGGTCGATGGGAGATGTATGGATAGTAGTTGCTCATTATCGGTCAACGAAAAACACTTCTGCGAGTAGAATTTGCAGATTCAAAAGTAGTCGTACCTTGTTTGGGTCGGGTGGGTTCAACTCCCACGGCAACTATTCCCTGGCTAAAACGTAAGCCACATATGTTTAGCGAAAACCAAGCCTATGAAGTAGAGAACAGACAAGACTGTGAGATTGTGGATAGTCAGTGACAAGTAGGCGGTGCACATTTGGTTATGGCAAGCGCAAGCCATAAAAGGTTTTACGGTGCGATTTCCATGCATAGCTTCAGTGGAAGAGCGGCATCCGCATAGGATGTGTGTCGGCGGTTCGATTCCGTCTGCATGGGTTACGGAGGAATTTCGCATGAATGGATTTCACCTTATTCTTCAAGATTGTTGTCAGTATTGTAAAGATTTTGAACCGAAACTGATACAAATGAATATAACAACAGTATCTGACAAAAACGAAAAATACTTAAACAACATTACTTGCGAAAATCTTGATAAATGTGAACGGTTAATGGAGAGGTTGAAAAATAAGCATGTGTAAATTTTGTGAAAACTGGCATGATAAAAATACAATCTGCGGAGCAGACATAAAAATTAATAAATGTGCGAATGAAACAAATTTGACAGAAGCACAGATTTTTAAGAATGTCAGAGACAATAAACCTGGTATTGTTATTTTTGAACATACAGCGGCTATGGGATACTTTAATATTGAATTTTGCCCCATGTGTGGCAGAAAGTTGGTGGAGGAATGAAGCCATTAGAACAAATATTTTTTAGAGCTTGTGTGAATGAACAGAAAAGAAAATCACATTCGATCGATCGGGAATTGAGCATAAGAACTATTGGTAATATTTTTGAAAGGCTTGGATTTTCGTATAAGCAGTTAATGTATTATGTCAGAAAGTGGTGTGACAGGGGTTTTTATGATTATGGAGTGACACTTGACTTAGGATGGTTTGAATTTAATAAGTTGACCGGAGAATACAAGCAGATTTATGATTCTATGACAAGTACGGACGGATGGAAAGATGGAGAACTTGCAAGTTATATTGTCAGTAATTCGTTTGATCAAGAACAGATAACAAATTTTGCATTGAGAAAGCATCTTGGAATTGGAAATGATGAGGACTTCTTCAATCCATACAGATAGGGGCAACTAATGAAACATATCAAAGAATGGAACACTTGCGATAGGTGTGGAGTAGAAATAAAGAATACACTTATTAGAAAAGGAAAAGCGAAAATTAAGTCAAAAATCCAAAAAGGTTACCATATTGATAGTTTGCTTGACAATTTTGGAATTATTTTGTACACAAAAGAAGCAGAAATTGACTTATGCCCTAAGTGCCGGAAAGAGTTTGAGGAGTGGATGAAGAATGAATAACATTGATAATCCTTTATCCGGGTATCAATCGCCACCTAAAGAAGCATTGATAAATTTTGGTATAGATGTTTCAAAAGAAGCGGTAGATAAGTACGCTTTGGAAAATTTTGGAAGGATACCGCAAAGTTTTATTGAAAGAGATTTTGCAAGGAACTGTAAAGTGATGGAAGAAAGCAGAAAGGCGTTTGATAAATGAAAAAGTCACGTTCTAAAATCATTATAAAGACAAGAAAAGGCGGATACACCAAGATATACGCAAACGGCAAGTGGCAGAAGAAAGTATACAACATAAATTTCCATGCGGACTGCATTTGGAATTTTATAACTACGATATGCACTTTTGATAAATACAAAGCGGACAAAAATGGCTCTATTTTGTATGACAAGGAAACGTTGGAAACAATGGTAGAGCATTGTGAAGCGAGGTTTTAATCATGTGTAAATCTTGGGAAGAAGCATTTAAAAGAAGACATGATATTATACCAGAAAAAATTGAAATGTTTAAAATGTCAGAGGAAGAATACGTAAAGAAGACTATGCCGGAACCGTGGGCAAAGTTAGAAGAGGAACGGTGCAGAAATTGCAATCGCCTTTTAGGAAAATTCAACGGACAGGCTGAAATCAAATGCCCGAAGTGCGGTAAAATCAATAGAATTGGGGTGAATCTTGGATGAAAATTATAAAACGACACAAATTAGTAGCACCGACCAAAAGATTAACCTGCGATAAATGCGGTTCGATATTTGAGTTCGAGAAAAGAGAATGCGATGCAACTGACATAATGGGTGTAATGCATGATGGTCTTGGCGGTTACAATATCAAGTGCCCTGTATGTGGGAAACGGTCTTATTTTGATTGGAAGTAAATTGAATATTTAGAGCACCAGTCGTAGAGTGCCTACGCAGAGAGCCAAATTTCCAAAATGTAAGGAAAGGAGGCTCTTTTATATTGGCAAGTCAGAGCCTTATATCGGCAGTAAACAGCTATGACAATTACATACAGCGCAAGGGAATTGATGAACAGGTCATTGATGCGTATATAGAAGCCTGCAGAGTGGCTATAAACGGTGAAAAGGATATAACTTATGGCTTACAGATAACAAACCGTTCTAAAGGCATTGTAGAGCGTTTTTGCATGGAAAGAACCGGAGGAACCATATGGGATTTGGAAAAGTATTCCTTCGCAAACAAGACGCACTATTCTTTGACAGATAAATTGTACGATGTTCTTCTACTAGAAGCACAAAATAAGGTTGTGGACAGTGCCTACCGATACTTGGAAAAGAAAAGAGAACCTAGAGAGCGGTTCTATATGCCACGTAGAAAGCAATTTATTAAAATCGGTCTCATGGATGCCATTCAAGGCATGATTGATGATATATACGACATCCTCTGCGTGTCACTTATCCCTGGTGCTGGAAAAACCACGGTCGAGAAAATGCTGAATGCGTTGGTAGCAGGATGGTTTCCGAGAGATTTCAACCTTTTTTACTCCCACAGTGGAGACATTACACGTATGTACTATGACGGTGTGTACGATATTTGCACAAATTCTGACGAGTACACATGGAATGAAATCTTCCCAAATCTTTCTGTTACCAGTACTAACGCAAAAATGGAACAGTTTAACATCGGCAAATATAAACCATTTCCATCCGTTCAGTGCACATCCGTAGGAAGTAAAAATGCTGGTAAAGTACGTGCATCAAAGTTTTTGTTCGTAGATGACATGATCGGTGGCATTGAAGAAGCTATGAATCCTATAATTTTGGATAAATTGTGGGACAAGTATGCGGTAGATGCAAGGCAAAGAAAGACACAAGATACTGACGGAAAGAATTGCAAAGAGATCCATATTGCAACCAGGTGGAGCGTAAATGATGTAATCGGTCGGATCCAAAATATGTATGAAGGGAATCCAAGAGTAAAAGTAATTGCAGTGCCGGATATTGACCCAAAAACAGGATTAAGCAATTTTGACTACGAATTTTCCGGATTTACGGTTGCTTTTTTTGAAGATCAACAATTACTCATGGATGAAATCTCTTATAGGTGTCTTTACAAGCAGGAGCCTATTGAACGTGAGGGATTGTTATTCCCGGAAGAAAAAATCAGACGTTATCTTAATCTGCCACATGGAGAACCGGAAATTATTACCGGGCAATGCGATACCAAGGGAAAAGGAACCGACTTTTTTGTTCTTCCAGTATTGCAAAAGTACGGAGAAGATTATTACTGCGTGGATGCTGTTTGTGACAATACTGCGGATTATGAGATGCAGTATGAAAATGCTGCAAATGTACTTGTTAATAATAAAGTGCAAGAATGCGAATTTGAGCGTAATGCCGGCGGTGATCGTGTGGCAATGGAAGTAAATAAGCGTGTAGAGAGTAAAGGATGGATATGCAACATCACAGATACACCGACAGAGACAAACAAAGAAGCAAGAATTTTTCAGTGCTCTAACTGGATTTTGCAACACGTAATATTCAAGGATCCATCATTGTATAAGCCTAACGAACCATACGGTGTAATGATGTCGTTACTGAAAAGGTATTCTGCTTCAGGAAAAAAACAGTTAGATGATGTACCTGATGTATTTTCAAACTTTGCATTGCGAATTACAAACGGAAACAGGGTAGCAAAAGTAGAAGCAATTCAAAACCCATTCTCTTTTGGACGGAGGTATTGATATGACAACCAAAGAATATTTAGGGCAGATAAGCCGACTTAATCGGATGATAAATAATAAACTAACGGAAATCGCACAACTCAAAGATATGGCGGTAAGCATATCTGCTCCGCAAAGCGGTGAAAGGGTACAGACTACACCGAATTTTGACAAAATAGGAACAAAATATGCCAAAATTGATGAAATGGAACGGAAAATAGATGGCATGGTGGACGAACTTGTCGATAAAAAAGAGAAAATCATACAGCAGATAGACAGCATGGAAGATGAAAACACATACAATATTCTGTTCGCAAGGTACATCGAAAAGAAAACTTTTGAAGTGATCGCAACAGAAATGAAATATTCATGGAGACAGGTTGTCAGACTTCACGGAACTGCATTGAAACAGTTTGAAAAGAAATACGGAGAAGGGTATTTGAATGAACAATGTCATTGAATGTCATATATAAAAAATGGTAATGTTAAACTGAAGAAAATATTTAAGATGCTTTCTAATCCTCCTAAAAGGTGAATGACCGGAAATACCGTCTGCGTTATGTGGGCGGTATTTTTGTGCGCAGAAAAGAGGTATTTATGATTTTTAACCAAAAAATTAGAGTGTACTGTCCGGGATGCGGAAGGTTGGTCGGTGAATGCAGTTCAAAATCACACATCGACAAGACATATAAGTGCCGGAATTGCAATAAGATGGTTGTTTACCATACGGAGACCGGAGAACGTGAGATCAAGAAACTTCCAAAAAGAGACCAGAGCAGCGGAATGACATTTATGTAGGTGAAAATATGAACACTAACACTATGAAATTTCAAGACCTTGTAAAAGGTTGTCACGGTAGAAAAATTGCATATACGGATGTAGAGCAGATAAACGAAGGCAACATTGTAAAGGTTATTGGCGATTGCATCGGTGTTTTTAATTACAATAAGTCAGTTATCAAGTACTTGTGGGAGTACTACAAAGGAGATCAACCGGTACTATACAGAACAAAGATGTCAAATGAGGATATAACGAACAAAATTGTTGAGAATCATGCTTATGAGTGGGTACAGTTCAAGGTCGGTCAGACTTACGGAGAGCCTATTCAGTTTGTCAGCAGAAAAGATGATGAAGCTGTAAATAAGGCAGTAGATGAACTTAACGATTACTTAGCTGATGCAAATAAGCATGAGAAAGACATAAAAGCTGGTGAGTGGCAGTCGGCAACCGGAACATCATTCAAAGCTATTCAGATTGTGAATGGAGATGTTCCTATCCGTGTGGTTGCACCTAATCCTTTGAACACGTTTGTCATTTACAACCGCAGTTCCGAAGAACCGATTTTGGCGGTACAGGAGTTAAAAGATGAAAATGGCGAGTGGTACAAACTCTGCTACACGGAATCTTATGAATGTAAGATAAAAAACAGTGCGCTTGTTCCTGATACATGGAAACTTCACGGATTTGGTGGTATTCCGATTGTAGAATTTCCGAACAACCATGAGCGGTTGTCTGATATTGAACTTGTTATAGATCTTCTGGATGCAATCAATAATACGCAGTCAAACAGAATGGATGGTATAGAGCAGTTTATCCAGGCATGGTACAAATTTGTAAACTGCGAGATTGACGAAGAAGAGTTCAAAAAAATGAAGATGAACCATGCGTTGGTTGTAAAGTCCATCAATAAAGACAATAAGTCTGATGTGGATGTCATGTCTCAGGAACTTGACCAAACGCAGACACAGGTTTCCAAGGATGATTTAACAGACAGCGCACTTTCAATTTTGGGAATACCGAACAAGCAAGGAAACACTGGCGGTGATACGCAGGGTGCGGTTGAGCTGAGAAACGGATGGGATTTTTCAAAATCAAGAGCAAGGCTTAAGGATCCGGTTGTTAAGACAGCAGAGAAGAGACTGGCCAAGGTTGCGCTGAATGTTATCCGCATTAAGAAAGAGGATCTGAAAATCACTCTTAGAGATTTTGATGTGCAGATTAACCACAGTCCACAAGATAATATGTATACAAAGTCGCAGACATTACTGCAACTTCTGCAGTGTGGTATTCATCCTCTTATTGCAATCAAAACGGTTGGACTTTGGGGAGATTGCGAAAAGACTTTCAACCTTTCCAAACCTTACCTTGATGCTCTGTGGAAAACTGCTGACATTATCAATATAGAAGAGCAGATGGCGAAAGCACAGGAAATAGTAAAACAAATGCAAAATAAGACAGTTGCCTAGAAATAGGTAGCTGTTTTTATTTTATAAAAATTCGCAATGCCGTGAGCGTATAAACCGGCAATGTCAACCGGTGTCGTTGCACCGTATAAAAATTCGTAGGACATAACGGAGGTAATTTATGAAGAGAGAAGAACTGACAGCTATTGGTTTGACTGATGAACAGATTGAAAAAATCATTGCTGAGAATAGCAAGGATGTTCAGGCAGCAAACGCAAAGGCAAACAAAAACAGTGAAGAGTTGACAAGACTGCGTGAGTTGGAAAAGGAATACACAGCCATGAAAGATAAGGGTTTATCCGATTCGGAAAGACTGCAAAAAGACCTTGATTCTGCAAATGCAAAAATCGCAGAACTTGAAAAGACGCAGGCTATTGCGGATCAGAGAAGCAATGCGGCATCCAAGTTTAACATTTCTGCTGAACAGGCATCACAGGTTATCAAGGATGACGGCAGTTTTGACTACGAAGTACTCGGAAAAATTATCTCTGATAAAGAGACTGCTGCGGCACAGGCTAAAGAGCAGGAAATCGCAAAAGGAACCACAAATCCGGGCGGTGGTAGTGCTGGCGGTGGTGATGGAACTGAAAGTAAAGGTGCTGAAATGGCAAAGAAATATAATCAGCGCTATGTAATCGAACAGTAAGCAAGGAGGTATAAACGTTATGGCTTACATGAAAACCACTACTTACACTTCTGGTGTAAACATTTTAGCAAGTGAAGTCGGACTTGTGTTAAAAACTTTTGAGGGAACACAAGCAATGGCAACACAGGTAGATGATAAGAAGATCATCAAGGCAGGAACTGTGGTTCCAACAAATAACGCTTCTGCGAAGGGAATTGTGTTTGAGGATGTTGATATTACAGATGACGAAAAGAAGCCTATTTCTGTAATTATTGCAGGCCGTGTTATTAAGGCAAATTTGCCTGTTGCAGTAGATACCAATGCCGAAACCGCACTTAAAGCAAGCGGCATTTACTTTGATTAAATTACGGAGGTAAGAACAGTATGCCTAGTGTATTAACAATGATTACAGACAAGGATAGATTGGATTTTTCCCAAAACTATTCTATCGCAAGAAATTATGTAGGTGACCGTCTTTTCCCTGATATCAAGACCGAGAACCTTGAAGCAGAGTACGAAAGACTTTCCGAAGGAATGGACCTTCCTACCGCAGCAATGGTACACGCATTTGATACCGAAGCTGCTATTGGTGTAAGACCTGGATTCGAAAAAGTAAGCGTAGAAAAGCTGCTGATCAAGGAAAAAATCAACCAGTCTGAAAGATTACGACAGTTGCTGAATCATGGTGTAAGAGAAAGCAACCTGATTGACTATGTATATGACGATATGGGTCGGCTGTCTGATTCTGTTAAGACAAGAACTGAAATCGCAAAAATGGAAGTTATGTCTACCGGTAAGATGACCATTAACGAAAATGGTCTCAATTTTGCTATTGACTTCAAAGTAAATAAGTTCAAGACACTGAAAGGCTGGGAAGATCCTACCCATGATATCCTTGGAGATATTGCAGACATGGTTCAGATGGCTCTTGACAAAGGATATGTTGTCAATACCGCACTGACTTCTACCAAAATGCGCTCTTATATGCTTAAGAATGAAGGAATAATGAAAGCTATTAAGGGAGTTAATTTCGTTGGAATGGCAATTACTCAGGCAGAAGTGGAAAATCTGTTGTTTAGCCTGCATAGTCTGAATATGGTAATTGATGATGATATGTACGGAATTGCCAACAAGGAAAATACAACGAGAACTCCCAAGAGATTTTTACCGGATAATGTATTTACTCTTTATGTATCTACTGGAAACGGAAAGATTGGTACTGGACTTTGGGGCGTAACTCCGGAAGAAGAAAAGGCAAGCGCATTTACAAGCTTGTCCAAAAAGCAATTCATTACTATTTCCCAGTGGGCAACTCCCGATCCGGTTGCTGAGTGGACTAAGGCTAGTGGCGTGTTTATTCCTGTAATTCCTAACCCTTATGGAATCGTAATCGGTACTTTGACCGAAGGAGAAAGCGGTTTGGATACATTGGTAGTGAACAGCACTGCAAGCCAAACAACTAATGGATACACGAAAGTAAGCGTTTCCCCTGCAAAAAGCGGCGACAATTCTTACAAATACAAGGTAGCAGATGATTGTAAATTACCTTCTTATCTTGGAAATGTAAAGACGTATGCTACTTGGGATGGCACTTCTGAAATTGAAGCAACAACCGGCAAGGAAATTATGATTATCGAGTGTGATCCTAATTACAGAGCAGTAAAGGCAGGTATTACTACGGTAACTGCAAAGGATGAATAAGAGGTAACACATGGAAGAATATACGACTTTGGAGCAAGTAAAAATCCGTCTGAAACAATTTCATATTGATTCTGAAAGCTCCGGGGTCGTGTTTGACCATTTGGAAGAAAATCCGCTTTTGGAACAACTTATCAGTCAAGCAGAAGCCGACATTAGAGCAAAGAGAATGTACCCGGAAAGTTACACAGAAGAGAAGATTGCTGCGGATATGAAAAAATTTCAGTCCGTGGTGGTTAATCTTGTTGTGTATGACAGATCGCAAGCAGGTGAAAACTTCATGGCAAGCTATTCAGAGAATGGTGTGTCGAGAACATGGAGAGACCGTGAGGACCTGTTTGTTGGCGTATTTCCATTTGCAAAAGTTTTATAAACCACTCGATTTCGATGGGGTTAGAAGATTGTGCGTGACCATGTTACTGATTCCGGTAATAAGGTTGCAGGCGGCACACTTTAAGGGTGGTGGGCGGTGTGCCAACAAATAAACAGTTAGGAGATATGAAGTGAAAGAATTTTTATTACAGACGTATACGATTGTTCTGCCTATTTTATTAGGCTACATCGTCTGGCTCCTAAAGCAGCAAAAGAAAGATAGGGATGCTAACAGCAAGGGAACAATGCTTCTTTTGCGTGTGCAACTTATTGAGTATCACGATAAGTACATGAAGTTGGGAGAAATTCCAAGCTATGCGTATGAAAACTTTGTTGAGATGTACAATGCTTATCATGCGCTTGGTGGAAATGGAATGGCAACTAAAATGTATGAAGAAATAAAAGAAATAAGATTGAAGAACGGAGGTAAGGAATGATGGATTTTTCACAGGTAGGAACTTGCGTAGCAATCGTGGTTATCTGCTATCTTGCCGGTATTGGGGCGAAGCTGATTCCGGTTATTAAGGATAACTACATCCCGGTTGTTGTCGGCATTGTAGGTGGCATTCTCGGAGTAGTAGGAATGTATGTTATTCCGGATTTCCCAGCAAATGATGTGCTGAATGCGATTGCGGTCGGAATTGTTTCCGGTTTGGCAAGCACTGGTGTAAATCAGATTTACAAGCAGGTGAAGAAAGATGCTTGACATTAACAAGCAGGACATGAAGTACTCACGGCAGGGAGAAAAAGTCACGATTTATGACCGGGACGAAAACGGAGAAATAAAGTACATCGAGATGGACGGAGAAAGGATTCCAGTGGTTTTGAGAGAAACTACTGGATATTCTGAACCCGTCCTTTTTTCTGCCAACATCAGCAATAAGCTGTCGGAAGTACTGGTAAAAGAATTTGGTATTGATGATTCCAGTTCCTATTGTCAGATTGTGACCGACAAAGGCTATTTGCCGATTAAGGCAGGGGACGTTATCTGGAAGAAGTCAGAAGTAGGTCGTGACGATGACGGACTTGTGGACAACAAGACTGCGGACTATGTTGTCAAAGGCGTTGCAGACGAGGGACTGACAGCAGATTTGTTTTTGTTGCAAAAGACGGTGAAGTAGGTGATTGACTATGGAAGGTGACAAAGAAAAATTAACTATTCCAAAACTGGAAAATGGAATTTTCACTGAAAAAGGTGTATGGATTCACGGATGTGACTATTCCAAAGAAATGGTAGGAAAATATGGGAAAGACAATCAACATTAACCTGTTTGACCCAAAGTCCATACAAGCGGCTGTAAAGGCTCTTAGAGACTATGAAAATAGTTTAGAGTATAAATGCAGGCTACTGGCTGAAACACTGGCAAAAAAGGGCGTAGAGATTGCTAAAGTGCAGATTGCTGACCTTGATGCTATCTTTACATCGGAACTTTTGCAAAGCATTCATGCGGAATACGTTGGCTCTGTAAAGGGTGGCGGTGTTTGGGCGGTGGTTGCCGGTACAGACCATGCGGCTTTCGTAGAGTTTGGTACTGGTGTTGTCGGTAAGCAGTCACCATATCCTTATCAATTACCGGAAGGTGTTGATTGGCAGTATGCAAGCGGAAAAACCATAAGGCAACTTGCGGATGGAAGATATGGATGGTTTTATCCTGCGGATGACGGTAAATGGTATTTTACGGAAGGTATGCCGTCAAGACCATTTATGTACCTGACTGCAATAGAACTTCGTGATATTGTATCACAGACAGCAAAGGTGGTGTTTGGTAGTGGATAATGAATATCAGTGGGTATCAGATTTCAAAGTAAAGATTGCATCGTACTTAAAAATGAAGATACCGCAGAGCCATCCTAAAGCTTATGTGACGGACAAAAGTAAGGATTTGTCAGACCCTACATTCCCTACAGTGTACTTTCATGCTATGCCGTTTACAGAGACAGGACAAGACCTTGAAGCACGTTCTGTTAATGGAATCACAGCATCATACCAGGTGGATGTGATAACCAACAAAAGCCAGGAAGAAGCCGAAGCTATTATGGCTACGGTTGCCGGTCTTTTCAAACGTCTTCGATTTCAAATAACTTCCATGCCGGAGTTCAATAATACTTCGCAGGACACATACAGAAGCACTGCACGGTTCAGAAGAACAGTAGGTGCTGATGATACATTGTAACTATTAGAGCCATATGGCTCTATTTTTTTATGCAAATTTAAGGAGGTATAAATTATGGCAGCAGCCGGAATTTCTACTTTAGGTATTACTTTCGGATATGGTACAGAGACAACCGCCGGAACAAAACCTACAAGTTTTAAGCAACTTACAAGAATTAATGCCATTGGCGGCATCAACATTGAACCGGAACAGATTGATGCTTCTGCGTTAGAAGATGCAATCACCAGATATGTAAAAGGTCGTGCAGATACTGGCGGTTCTTTTGCAGTCACAGTCAACTTTACATCAGAGACTGTTGCTGAATGGACTGCACTTATCACAGCCTATAAAGCTCTTACTGGTGGAAATAGAATGTGGTTTGAAACCGTTATTCCCGGAGAAGATAAATCTTTCTTCGTTGTTGCACAGCCGCCCGAGCAGATTCCACAACCCGAAATCGGACAGAACGAACTTCTGACGATCGAAATGAATCTTACCATTGAGGAATACAAGGGATTGGATGCTACCGTTGCACTGACAACGGGGGAATAGCAAGTCAGTCAGAAACAAATAACACTTCCGTGGCTGACTTTGATGAAGCGGTAGATGAAACATTAATTTAGCAAAAAGAGAGCCGTCTTCGGGCGGCTCCTTTCCAACAAAATGTTGGGGAAAGGATAAAATATGCTGAAAGTAAAATTTGGAGAAAAGGAACTGAACATTAAATTTGGTTACGAAGCAACCGTAAAAAACAACATTATTAAGAAACTGGCAAACCTTGAAAAGCAGGAAGACGGCATTGAATCCGTGAATAACATTCTCATGTTACTGCCGGAACTGATTCTTGTCGGTTTACAGAAATACCACTCTGATGAATACGGGTTCGACCCTTACAACAAAGAGCAGAAAGAAGCAAAGTTAAGCGAGGTTTATTCCATGCTTGATGATTATTTCGATTCTGACGAATCTGACATTCAGAAATTATTTGCTGATGTGCAAGGAGAACTGCTTGAAAACGGTTTTTTAGCGAAGCTCCTGAAACAGGAGCAGGAGAAGAACTCCAAGAAAGCACCGGAGAAGTCAAAGAACTAACATGGGAAATATACTGTAAAGAAGTACGCCCTATGTGGCTTTTATGCACAAAAGGATACGGATTTACAGTAAAAGATATAGATTCTTCCTGCCCTGCGGATTTAGAGCCTTATGCAGAAGCGTACAAGCTAGAAATGAAGCAGAGAGACAGAGAAATGTGGATGTGGTGGGGAGAATATGGACTAGCAGCAACATCTGTTGCCGTAGACCATTGCCTAAACGGTCGAAAAGCACAATCGAAGTATATTGACAAGCCTATTATAGAACGTGCTGACATTGCTAATAATGAAAAAGAAATTCAGAAGCAAAGGAAAGCGTTCCTTGCAGGACTTATGGCAATGCAGGCTAATTTTGAATTATCACATCCCAAAAAGGAGAAACAAACATGAGTTTAACAGGAATTGATGTGTCCTCATACCAGGGGACGATTAACTGGTGGGCGGTAAAACAGAACGGTATTGATTTTGCTATTCTGAAAGTCATCCGTAAGGATTTGAACCCGGACAAGAAGTTTGAAGAGAACTGGAAAGGTTGTAAAGAGCACAATGTCCATGTGCACGGAGTATATGAATACGGATATATTACAACGGTTGCAAAATCACGATCTGATGCAAGAAGAGTGCTTACTATTCTTAATGGCAGAAAAGTGACAGTATATCTTGATGTTGAAGATGCCGTTATGAAAGGTCTTGGCAAAAATATTATTTCCATTATCAATGCTTACGGCAAGGTAATCACCGATGCAGGATTACAGTTCGGTGTATACACTGGGGAAAGTTTTTACAAGACATACATTAAGCCTTATGGCGGTGTGAGTTATCCCATGTGGATTGCACGGTACGGCAAGAATAACGGCAAGTGTGATGTGAAGTATCAGCCGCAAGTACCGAACATGGTAGGCTGGCAGTACACTTCTAAAGGTCGTGTAGGCGGTATTGTAGGCAATGTAGACATGAATGTATGGTACAAGGAATTAGATGCTGTACAGGGCACTACAGAAGCGTACAGCAACCCTTACACCGAACCTACAAGACTGTTGATGAAAACATTACCTCGTATGAAAGGTGATGATGTGCGGTGGTTGCAGTTTGCACTTATTCATCATGGCTGCTTATCTGCTGTGAATGCAAAGGGAAAGAGTAACATTGACGGAATTTTAGGTAAAGACACAGCAAAGGCAATCGGAGTATTCCAAAATAAAGTTGGAATCGACTTTGATTGTAAATGCGGAGAAGTCACAAGAAAATATCTTAAGCAATAATTTTAGGAGCGGTAGGTGTCACAGCTTACCGCTCTTTTTCTTGGAAGCGGCAGACACTTCCTTTTTTATTGCGGTAAAGGCGGTGCGGTATGGCAGATATTGATTCTTTGCAGATTAAAATAAAAGCGGATGCGAATAACGCAAGTAACGCACTGGATAAGTTGGCAAATAGCCTTACGAATTTTCAGAAAAGCTTGTCTATTGATACATCCAAACTGACAAGCATTTCTAATAGCATACAGAGTATCGCAAATGCCGCCAGTTCCATGAATACGAGCGGTATTAAGAATATCTCCACATTGACAAATTCCATTAACAGAATGGGGAAAATAGATACAAGCGGATTAAGCAGGATTTCTTCTGCACTGAAGACTTTTTCTGCAGACATGGCAGGAACTAAAGTAGATGGAGTAGGGGATATTGCAAGCATAGCATCTTCGATTTCAAGACTTGGTGGTGTGGCATCCGGCAGAGCAATCACAAACATTCCTTTACTGGCAAAAAATTTGAAGCAGTTATTTACAACTCTTTCAACCGCTCCGAATGTCAGTGAGAACATTATCCGCATGACAAATGCACTGGCAGGACTGGCATCTACTGGTGCGGCATCCGGAAGAGCCGCAAACTCTTTAGGTCGTAATTTGAACACCTATACGGCAAGCGCAAAAAGAGCCACGAAGAGCACATTCAGTCTTGCAGCGGCTTTCGGCAGATTCTACGCAACCTATTTCCTTGTGATCCGTGGAATTAAAAGTCTGTGGAAGTCCATAGAGGGAACTACGGACTATATCGAAGCATTTAACTACTACACGGTAGCATTTAATAAAGTTGGCAAGGAATGGGGCAAAGATTTTGAAAAATTCGGTTACGACAACGCAGAGGATTATGCACAGAGTTTCGGAAGCCGTGTAAATGAACTGCTTGGTAAAATGTCCGGTCTGAAAGTAGATGTAGATGGTGGATTGATTTCTGAAAGCGGAATGAAGAACCTGGGTCTGAATTTGCAGGAGATTACGCAGTACGCTTCACAACTTGCATCTATTACCAACTCTTTAGGGCAGACAGGAGAAGTCACTACGGCAATTTCAAAGTCCATGACAATGCTTGCCGGTGACATTTCCTCTCTGTTTAACGTGGATTTCAGTACAGTTGCGACTAATTTACAGTCCGGTTTGATTGGTCAGTCAAGAGCACTGTATAAGTATGGTATTGATATCACGAATGCAACCTTACAGACCTATGCTTACAGATACGGCATTGAAAAAGCTGTATCTGAAATGTCACAGGCAGAGAAACAGCAGTTGCGTTTACTTGCAATCTTAGACCAGTCCAAAGTATCATGGGGAGATTTAGCGAATACAATCAATTCTCCAAGTAATATGATTCGCCAGTTTACTAACAACGTAAAAGAAGCCGGCATGGTACTGGGTCAGTTGTTTATTCCGGTATTACAGAAAGTACTTCCTGTCATTAACGGTGTCGTAATTGCGATTAAGAGACTGCTTGTCAGTGTGGCAAATTTACTGGGAATAAAGATTGACTTTTCGTCATTCGGTCAAGGTGTATCCGGGTACAATGAAGATTTGGAAGACACGGCAGATGCACTGGATAAAGTTGGTACAAGTGCAAAAAATGCAAAGAGCGGAGTACGTGAATTTGACAAACTGAAAGTTATTTCAACTCCAAAATCCAGTGGTTCCGGAAGTGGCGCTGGCGGAGCAGGAATTGACCTTACCAAGGAAATCATGGATGCTACTGCTGAATACGAAAAAGTATGGCAGGAAGCATTCGACAAGATGCAGAATACAGCTCTAGGCTGGGCGGATAAGATAGAAAAACTTCTTGAACCTGTGAAAAAGTTGTTCAAAGATTTATTCAATGGTGATTTCTTCGAAGCAGGACAAGATTTATCCGGTATTGTCACAGGAATATTTAACTGGATGTCCGATGCTATTGCATCTGTAGATTGGTATCAGATTGGGCAAAACATAGGACAGTTTCTTGCTGGTATTGACTGGACTGCAGTATTTACGTCTGCCGGAAATTTTATAGGTCAAGCAATCACAGCAGCAATCGACCTGTGGAAAGGAAGTTTTGATGCTGCACCGATCGAAACTACGATTCTGACAGCAATAGGTCTTTTGAAATTCACTGGCTTGGGAGATATTCTGTGGAAAGCAATCAAAGATTCTATTGTATTGTCAATGGGTGGTAAGGCAGGAGCAGGAATCGGAGAAACAATTCTTGGAAGTCTGCTGGGAACTGGAGCGGCAACAGGAGCAGAGGGAGCCGCAGCGGCAGGAGCAACCGGATTGTTTGGTGGTATTAGTGCAGGAGCAGTAGCGGCAACAGCGGCTATCACAGCGGTTGTAGCAGGACTTGCACTTGTATATGCAACAAATGAGGATGTTAGAAAGAGTTTCAAGGAATCAATTTCAGCCATTGCGGATAATCTCACTCCTGCAATGGAGTTTTTAACAACAACGGTTATACCAAATTTACAGAATGCATGGACAGGACTTGTGGATGTCCTAACTCCTATAGGAGAATTTTTGAAGACTGCATTCACAAGCATATGGCAGGATATACTAAATCCGGCATTAAAATATGTTGGTGAAGAAGTGCTTCCGAAATTGCAAAGTGCTTTTGAAAACCTTTGGAATGGAGTGCTTGTTCCGTTCGGAACATTCCTTGGAAATATCTTAAAGCCTGCAATTCAGATTGTTGCAGACATACTTACAATGCTTTGGCAAAATGTAGTAGTTCCTTTGGCACAAGCATTAGGAAGTATTTTAGGAGCGGCATTTTATGCAATAGTCGATACCATGAATTTTGTGGTAGAACAAGTAAAACCAGTAATAGAAGTATTCAACTTCTTATGGGACAATGTTTTATCTCCCATAGTCACTCATTTGTGGGAAGATTTAAAGCCTGCTTTTGAAACTGTATTTAATGCAATAGGAAATATTATCAAAAATCTTGGAACAGCATTAAAAGGATTAATAAATTTTGTTTTTGGTGTGTTCACTGGAAACTGGAGAAAAGCATGGGACGGAATAAAAGATATTTTCAAAGGAGTGTTTAATGGACTTGTATCCATAGCAGAAGGATGCGTAAATCTGATTATTGATGGAATAAATGCTTTTATTGATGGTTTTGGCTTGGTTAGCGGTATATCGGAAGCTATAGGAATAAGCTTCAAGCCAGTACAAATACCTAAAATAAGTATTCCTAGATTTGAAACTGGCGGTTACGTTCCAAGCCGATACACGATGTTCATGGCAGGAGAGAACGGCGTACCGGAGATTGCCGGGACAGTAGGCGGCAAGACAGCGGTTGCCGGTGGAGTTGAAATCACTGGAATCAAAGACGCTATTAATTCCACGGCACAACAGGAAATTGCACTTCTGAAACAGAATAATCAGCTACTGCAAGGAATCCTTGAAAAAGAGTTTGGAATAACAACAGATCAAATTGGAATTGCAGCAAGACAATACGGTCAAGAGCAATTTAACCAAAAACACAAGAATGTATATGTATTTTAACACAGACAGCACTCTGAATGGGTGCTGTCTATTTTTATGCAATAAGGCGGTGAGCGTATGTCAGCATATCAAGGATGGCTTTTGAAAATTGGAGATTACGTTATTGACCAGTCAAGATTTATAGCCGCTGAAAGTTATCAGCCGGCTGTAAATATGCAAGACGTAGACCCGTGGACTGATGCAAATGGATACGTACATAGAAATGCTGTGGAGCTAAAAGCATTAAGTGTTGATTTTTCCACGCCTGCGATGCTGACGGATGACGATTTGCAAGAATTACTGTCCGGGATACGAAGCAACTTTATTGATGCAACGGAACAAGGATGTAATATCACGGCATACATTCCATTTTTAGGTCAATATGTCACACAATATGGATATATGGCTGATATAAAGCCTACAATCTACGGAACTTATGACGGAGAGATTAAATACAATCAGATAGAATTTTCATTTGTCGGAGGTGTAGCGAATGAGTAACTATACCTATGCGGATTTGTTTGATAAAAGCGCATCCAAAAAGGAAATCACGATTGAAACAGAGGACAAGTCTGTAAAAATCACCAACAGCGAAATCCATTTTGAACAGTTTGAATTAAAAGAAATACTATGTGATGATGATTACCTTACATTTGGACAGTGCAATGCATCACAGCTGAAATTCAAAATTTCCAACGTGTTCACAAGCATGATTGGGAAACAGATAAATGTTTCTGCTGTGATTAATGGACATGCTGACGCACCTTTTATTTTTGGAAAATACCGTGTCATTTCCGATAAACCAACAGATGATAAGCGTTACAGGAATGTGACGGCATATGACGCTATATACGATATTGGAGAATCAGAAGTATCTTCCTGGTATAACGGGTTGAAATTTCCTCTGACCTTAAAGCAGTTCAGAGACAGTTTTTTTTCATATTTTGGTGTTGAGCAAGTAGCAATCACATTACCTAATGACAGCATGGAAGTGGCAGAAACAATCAAACCAAGTGAGTTGTCTGGCCAGACGGTCATGGAAGCAATCTGCTCAATAAATGGATGCTTTGGCCACATTAACCATGATGGAAAATTTGAATATGTTTTCCTTAAAGAAATAATATCCGGTTTATATCCACAGAAAGGATTATATCCACAGAAAGGATTATACCCTAGAAAAGGTTCTGAAAAAGAAAAGGTTACTGGTGGAAAATACAAATCAGTTAAATATGAAGATTTTGTCTGCCAAAAAGTTACAAAAGTGCAGATAAGACAATCAGAAAATGATATTGGTGCAGTTTACCCGGATACAGAGATTACCGAGAACGACAACAGTTATATTTTGCAAGATAATTTCCTTGTTTATGGAATGGGTGCAGATGCCCTAGAAACGGTTGCAAGAAATCTGTATGAGGTTATTAAAGTTGTAAAATATAGACCTTATAACTGTGAAAAAATAGGAAATCCTTGTTTGAGCCTTGGAGAAGCAGTCAATGTATATACGGCTAAAGAAATCATAGAAAGCTATGTGTTGAGCAGAACATACAAAGGAATCCAACAACCGATAGACACCATATCTGCCACCGGAAAAGCACCAAAATACAGTGAACAGGTAAATGGAATTAACAAAAGTATAATTCAACTCCGCGGCAAGACTAATGAGTTGGAGCGTAATGTTGAAGAGACCCGGTCTGAGATAAAGGATGTTGAAAGTGGACTGGATACGAAGATTACACAAAATGCAGGAAAAATTGAAGCAGAAGCGAAAAGGGCAACAGATACAGAAGTAGAATTGGCAGCAGCGATATCTTTGCAGGCAGACCAAATCAAGTTGAAAGTTTCAAAAGGTGATGTCAGTTCGCAGTTGAGTATTGAGAGTGGACAGGTAAAAATTTCCGGTAATCGGTTCGTATTGGAGGCAGATAATTGTAGTATATCAGCAGATGGAACAATAACAGCAAGTAATGCAGTGCTTAACGGTAGCATAAAATCGGTAGGTGAAGACGGAAATTACACAGAAATATCTTCTGGAAAAATCGAATTTTACAACGAAAATGTAGTAAGGTCGGGATTTATAAGAGGCAGTGGAGAACATTTGCTAATTGATGCAAATAGTGTGAGTGTAACAGGAATGCTTCTTGTTGGAAATGGTGCCACCAATTTATCTCAATCATATGTTAAGAGTATAGCCACAACTACAGGATCGTTTTCAAGTAAGACTGTAATAACAAATTCAACATTAACTGTGACTAGAAATTTTACCACAGGAAATGTAACAGATGTGAAAATAAACAATCAAACAGCGTTGGTAGCAGATTATCCAGGATATGGAACCACGTTTGTAAAAACAATAACACCGACAGGTGGTTTTTTATCGGTATCCGCTGGAATAGTAACAAGTTTTTCGTAGGAGGCATTATGATTAAAAAAATTTTTATACTGCAAACAATTTTAGGAAAAACAATGGAAGAAGTTGAAGTCGAAAGGTCAGAAATTCAGCAGTACATTGCTTTTACCCTTGGCTTTTCCACATTTACAGAAATCAATGCCACACTGTTTAACACGGAAGATGGCTATGGTTTTGAAGAGTTTATGAAGCAACTTATTGACATGTCTGATATCGTGGTTGTACAGAGCGGATATGAGGTATCTGAACTGTGCAAAAATCTGTATCGGTACGCAGAGGAACACGGAAAAGAAATCTATGTAAGGGAGAATTGATATGGCTGCAAATTTTGAGATTAAGAAATTGAAAAGCAACCTTGCGACAGTATTAAATCAAACACCGTTGCCTATCGAGGTGAAAAGGCTTGTACTGTATGAAGTGTATTCGGAGACTAAGCAGTTAGCAGATATGCAAATTATGAAAGAGGAAAGCGAGGTTTCTGCAGATGGCACTGAATAAGGTTTATACCAGAATTAACTGGGAAGATTACCCCAGTGAAAACACGGATTTAGATGCATATAATCTTAATCAGATGGATTCTGCTATTGATGCGTTGGACAACCGTATCATATTACAGGATGCTTTAAAATTAGACAAGTCTGCAATAAACGGAAATATTGCTGATTGGACTATGGATGAAACAACCGGTATTATTACTATTACAAAATACAACGGTGAAAAGGTTATTTTTGACCTCAATATTGAAAAAATACCTGTCGGCTTTTCCATGTCTGATGACGGAATTATTACCATGACTACAGAAGATGGAACACAGTTTACAGCTGATATTGGTTCTATGATTCCTGTGTTGACATTTGAAGATTCTTCAACTATAGCTGTCTCCGTGACTGGTACTGGAAAGAATAAGACATATTCTTTTTCAATAAAAACAGGATCAGTAACAGATGATATGCTGCAGCCTAATTATTTAGCAGATATTAGAGTAGAATCCGCAAATGCATCTGCTTATGCGCAATCCGCAAATGCAAAATCTGTATTGGCTGAATCTTATGCCGTAGGTGGAACCGGAACAAGAGAAGGAGAAGATACAGATAACGCAAAGTATTATATGGAGCAGGCAAAACAGCAAACAGGAGGAATACCAACAAAAGTTAGCGAATTAGAAAATGATGTAGGATACATTACAAAATCAGTTTCTAATTTGACAAATTACTATGACAAAACCGATGTTGATAAAAAAATAGATGAAATTCCAAAAACAGATTTGACAAACTATTTAACCAAAACTGGTGATGGTAGTAATTTGACTGCGGCGTTTGAAGAAGCAACAACTTTAGAGGAATTAACGACAGGAGAAAAGTTATCATCTATTTTGGGAAAAATTAAACTGGCTGTAAAAAACATTAAATCACTTATAAGCCTTATCGGAACTACCGATATTTCGACTATTGGTGACGGTACTATCACTGGGGGATTAAGTGATGTAAATGGCAAGTTAAGTGGTTTGAAATTTGCATCAATATCAACATCTGTTACTCTGCTAGTGACAAATAGACAGTCATTATTAGGATCTTTATCTGACTTTGGATTACCAAGTAATGCTAACGTATTTGGCGTGTTCGTAAACTGTAATTGGGCTGTTAATGTGCGTCTTGCAATTAATGGTAATTTTTATGCATATCAAATTGCTACTGTAAGTAATGACGCAACATTTACCCTAAATTTTGTTGTAGCATATAAATAGCCTAATTTGCCAAGTATGAGAAACTGGCAGAATAATACCGTTCTGTCGAAAGATTTAATATTACTACGCCATTAGATTTATTAATATAAAGCATGTGATTATCGCCATTTGTACCACCTGCTGCATTTGCTCTAACATACGTAGTTTTAGGGCAATATGTCCTTGCAATACTGGCAATAATTAATGATCCGCTAGACTGCTCAGATGTAATTTGTACGCCTAACGTTACAAATACTCTGTTACCTATTTTTGAAATTGTATTGTCAGATTCCCATGATACACAATTGACTAAAGTCAAATCGGTGTTCTGGTTTAACTTGCCATTTACAGAAGTAGTCATAAAAAATATTTGCGAAATAACAACAAAAAAGAGCATGGTGCAAAAACCATGCTCTTAATCTCTTTATCTGATTCCCCAGTCACCGTCATTGTTGACGAAACCAACCACATATCCTATCATGTCATCAATAATATTTTCCGGGAGTATGCTGTTTGGAGACATAAGCGGAACATATCTCCATTTTTTTACACCGTCTTCAATTATATGTGTTTTCACGACAATATATATCCCACCATTACTGGTCACAATACATCGTTCACCGTCTTGCGGTTCACGATCCGCAGCAAGGAGAATAATTTCCCCAGGCAGATAAAACGGCATATAGTAGTCGCACGGAATTTTCACACCGATATAAGCCTTGGATTTTATGTCTTCCGGCAAATTGTCTATGCACATGGGTTCCACAGCATTTGTGGTTGCGATAATTCCATTCATAAGTTGTGGATTAAGGACAGAAATATACTTGTGTGATTTTTCAAGACTGGAATAGATTTTAGCTTGGTGACGTATGAAGTAACGGATAAGGTAAAGAGAGTGTTCCGGCAGACTGCGGCATATCTTGACAGATTCCAACATCTTATCTTCCATAGTGCCGCAACCTACCAGTTCATCTACACTGATTCCGAAGGCTCTAGCAAGCGCAACAGCGGTCGATAGCTTTGTGTCGTTAGAATTACCGTATAGTAGTGAATTAAGCGTAGAATAAGGCAAATTAGCTTCATCAGCAAGCTTGTAAACCGTCATGTCAGGTTCATTTAGAAATTCATGGAGATTTCCACGAAAACTTAACATATAATTAGTACGGTTGACTGATAAATGTGTCGATATTTCTTTGATTCGGTCTTTTTTCATCATGTTTTTTATCCCCCTTTCACATGATACACTTGTAACATCCCTTGTTTCAAGGGACTTCAAGTTCTGGCGAGGGCGGTGTTTATTGGCGTTTTCACCGTCCTCTTTTTGTTGATATTTTACAACAATAAAAAACGTACGTCAAAAATATTGATTGTTTAGAACATATGTTCTATAATGTGATGTATCGCTACTTTAGATTCTGCGGAGAATTAAAGGGGAGAGGGGTGTGGTTACAATGAACGAAAGCAATGAATTTTACAGAGAAGAGATAAACAAAATGCTTGCAAGTATAGACAGAAACGATGTACTGGAATATGTATACACGATAGTTTCTGACATTATGGGGGAAGAAAAATGAGTTATATGTCAAGAGAAGACAAAAAAAGAAACAAACTGCATTGCAAGTCTGCTTCTTTTTCAGTTAAGTTTAATTGTTGGTTCGCTAGAAATGAAGAAGAGATAAAAACGATAACAATTTCTGCAATAACCAGTTTAATAGTTCAGTTGACAATAAAATACCTATTATAGCTGCTATTATTCCGGATACGATTGTGGTTCTTACAAAATTTATCTTTTCCGATTTTGTATCTTCCGGATAAGTTTTTCCTAAATCTGTAAGTTGTATAAAGTCCTGCCGGATCTCCTCACCTCTTATGTTGTATGTCGTTGAAGATTTATCGGCAGGAATATATATAACAAGTCTTTTTGATTCTAAGAATCTTACTATTTCTAAAAATTCAGAGTACTTCATATCTGTTTTTGAGAACGCAGTCATTATATTAAAAGAACCGTCATTTAATTTAGAAACATTTTTATCCCTGTATGATTCTACTATTTTCAACATTATGTCGTTTCTGACAGACGATTTTATAGTTTTCATTCCGCACCACCGATTATCATTTGAAATGCGGAAAGTGCGTTTTTCTTTTGACTTTCTGACAGACTATAATACTTTAGTAATAAATCTTCCATTTCTACATCATTTCTTAAAAGAGTCACTAAGTGTGCATACTTAGCAGAGTATTTTTCACCTTTTTCCTCACCGGTACGCAAGTATTCGGAAGAAACCTCTAAATAGTTTGCAATTACCTCTAATCTGTCTGCTCTTACTTCTCCTTTTTTCAAACCACTGATATAAGCATTTCCAAAACCACAATCAGTTTCCAACTTATAAATAGGAATTTTTCTTTCTTTGCAGATAGCCTTTATTCTCTCTACTGTATTCATAAAATGTTCTCCTATATTTTTTAGACAAAAACCTAAAAAAGTGATTGACAAATTAGAGAACACTCTATATAATAAATTTAGGATTTAGAGGAAAGCCTAAATTTAAAAATGTTCTCTGTGGTTTCTTGGCAGTTACTATATTAGAACATTCTCTAAATTTTGTCAAGTTTTTCTCTAAATTCCTAAATCAAGAGAAAGGAAGTGATAGATTGAATTGTTACGACAGAATCAAGGAAATTTGTGATAAGAAAGGAACAAATATTTATCAAGTGGAGCAGAAAGCCGGATTGAGCAATGGAATTATCCGAAAGTGGAATGAATCTGCTCCGCAAGTTGACAATTTAAAGGCTGTTGCAAAAGTCCTTGGAGTAAAAGTAGACGAGTTACTGGAATAGGGAGGTAAAAACATGGAAAAACAGAGATATGTGGTATTAGACAAAAATGGTAAAGCAAATATAGTTCAGAAAGCTGATTCACGTTTTGTTGGAATTGACGAGATGGCACAGCACATTGCGTTTGATATTATCGAAGATTACAAAAGCATTATAGATGGCGATAAGAAAATCGAAGAAACAAATATTGATTTGTCTATCAAAGTACTTACCGCCATTTCGCCTTTTAGGAACGGCTCTGGATTTGGAAAGGATTGCTAATTGCTTCGGCTTTTGCTAATTGTGGTTTTTCTTCCGGCAAAGAATTGACGATTTCTGAATAGTATTGGTAGTACAGGTTTTTAAAATCATCAAAACTTCCGGTATATCCACAAATTTTAGCAATGGCGTAAGCGGATGCGTATTCTTTGGAATCCAATGTAATTCACCTCCTTATATCAGAATAAGGAGAGTATACCACGCAATATTTCCGCAAAGAGCGGTATTGACTATCAGACACTTTACAATCAGATGTATGGTGAATTGGAAAATGAAGCACATTGTGTTTTAGCAAGGCTTCAGGGCAATAAAATCAAGCGTATGGAAGATGCAGGCAACACAAAAACAGCTATCAAAGAGGGAACTACAAAGATTGCGGTTATTTTTGACAATGTAAGACTGAGAGTAATCTTTGAGAATATCGTAAGGAGATATGCTATGAGGTATTGCGTATGAGAAAAATAGTTGAGGTTGTCCTTATGGTTTTCTTTTGGTTATTAGGAATATTCACGGGGGTGATTCTACTCTATGTTATATAGAGACAAAAGAATATTAAAGATTATAACAACATTAAAGCTGTTTCTTCCTATTATAATAGCACTCTCCATCACATTTACTTCCACGGCACAGCCATCCGGCAGTTTTATATCCGAGGAAGCGCAGGAATCGTGTGTAAAGTACGGTGAGGAATACGGCATCTGCCCGGAACTGCTCATGGCAATGATCGAGAAAGAATCTTCCGGCAGACCGGATGTGGAAAGTGGTGGCTGCAAAGGTCTGATGCAGATTTCAGACAGATGGCATAAAGACCGCATGGAGCGGTTGGGAGTGACGGACATCTACTCCGTGGACGGCAATATCCATGTGGGAGCCGACTACTTGTCGGAATTGTTTGAAAAGTACTGTGATGTAGGAATTGTCCTCATGGTTTACCACGGAGAGAATAACGCAGCTACAAAGACAGAATTAAGTGATTACGCAGACTGGATATTAACCAGGAGCGCAGAACTGGAAAGGATGAATGGAAAATGACGAACAGAGAGAAGTATGCGGAACAGATTATTGATATGGCTTTAAATGACATTGGAATAGCTGTTGATAAGAAAGGGAGTCTGTGTGATTGCCATGAAATTAGATGCAATGATTGCATGTGGGCTAGCAACGGCAGATGCAGAGAAAAACTAAAAGAATGGTCAGAGCAGGAATATGTTGAATCACCTGTTGATTGGTCGAAAGTTCCTGTGGATACAAAGATTTTGGTAAGAGATTCAGAAACTGGGCAGTGGAGAAGAAGGCATTTTGCAAGATACGAAAACAATTTTGTTCTTACATGGTGTAACGGACGTACATCTTATTCTTCTGGCGGATGCGAGGATGTTACAGATTGGAAGTATGCCAAACTTGCGGAGGACACCGTATGAGTGCCAAAAAGCGGTTTACCGTCAAAGGGTGCATCGGAAAGATATTTTACAGTCCGAAAGAATGGGAAGTTGACCGTGAAACAGCATTCTATTACAGAATTGTAAACCGCAATACCGGGAAGAAAAAATGGTTAAGAAAGGAGTATTTTTATGCAGAAACGACAGATTATCCCCATCGTCCGTGCGAATGAGATTCTGATTGCAAGACTGTTAGATGCAGGAATCTTGTATATCGGAGAGGACAACGTGATTCACGTAACAGAAGACTGAAAGCCGGAGGAGTGAGGAAATGGAAAGGAAGATAAGAAAAATCTTGGTAGAACTGGGGCTGAAACAATACTTGCCGGGATTCCAGTACATCATCGAAGTTGAAACGCTGATGTTTGAGAACCGGAACAGAAGACTTTCTGAAATCTACCGGATTATCGGAGAGGAACACAGCACAAATGAAAAAAGCGTGTACAGGGCAATCAAGTGGGTTGTTGATAAGATGAACCAAAACACAGAACTATACAAGGAGATCAACGAGACAGACAAGCCGGTATCAATCTATATGTTTGTTAATTCACTGTATTTATATCTTTGGGAGGATAGGAAAAATGAGGATTAAGCACATCTTTTTGCAGAATTTCTGCAAATTCTATGGTTCTAACGTAGTGGACACTGATTTATACGACCGGACAGAGGTTTCCGGTGTAAATGAAACAGGTAAGTCCACGATCAAAAGAGCAATTCAGTATATTTTTGGATGCCGTGACGAGAACGGCAGAGAAATCACCGGAATCAGACCGCACGATAAGGACGGCAATGACATTGACGGAGATATTACTGCAGAAGTTACCGTGGAGATTGACGGTACAGACAAGGTTCTGAAAAAAGTATGCCGTCAGAACTTCAATAAGAAAGGCGAGTTTACCGGCAATGTCACGGATTACTATGTGAATGATATTCCCAAAAAGGCAGCAGATTTTGAAGCATTTTTGGAAGAGAGTGTATGCGGAAAAGATAAGTTTTCACTTTGCATAAATGCCATGACACTTCTGCTAAAAGGTGGCACGGATCAGAGAGCAATTCTTGCTGATATGTTTGGTCAGCACAGTAATGATGACATTTGCAATCAATTTCCGGAGTTTGAAGCATTAAGGACTGTTCTGCAGGATGGCACTGTTGATGAACTGAAAAAGCGTTGCAATACGCAGTTGTACGGCACAAGAGGAAGGAATGGAACCAAGGGTTTGCAAGACCTGTTAGATGAAATTCCGAGCCGTATTGATGAGGTGAGCCGTCAGAGAGTGGATATTGACCTTGCTGATCTGGAACTGAAAAAGAAAGCTTTACAGGATAAGCTGTCAGAGAACATTAAACAGCAGACAGATACACAGAACAGTATGAATTCCTACGATAAGCTTTCTGATGGAATCATTGAGTTAAAAGGTCAGTTGAGCGCATTGCAGCAGAAAGCAAATGAAAAACTGGATGCTGATAGGAGAGAGAAGCGCACGGCACTGAACCTGGTTCAGAATGAGCATCAGAAAGAGTTGCTTAAGGCAGACACCATTCGTGAAGAGATAGCTGCACTGGAAAAGCGCATTGCACAGTATGAACAAAAGAGACAGGACTTGAAGAAGAGTTGGGATTTGAATAAAAGCCTTAAATTTGATGAAAACTCTCTGATTTGCTCCTACTGTGGACAGGAATACCCGGAAGAAAAGAAAGAGCAGTTAAGAACGGAGTTTGATACGCATAAGGCACATGAACTGGAACTGATTACCAAAGAGGGTTCTTCCTGTGCTGAACATATCAAAGCGGATCAGGCAGAACTGGAGAATAAGCGTGAGGAACTGAAAAAGACCGAGGATGAAGTGGAGCGGTTGGGAAAAGAGGTATCCATTGCTGATAATGCCTTAAATTCCATTTCGGCAAGTGTGGATATTTCTAACACAGAAGAATACAAAGCTGTCCAGTCACAGATTGCAGAGAAAGAAGCTGCCATGCACAAATTCACTGACATGAATTTTCTCAGAATTCAGTTAAAAGGTGATGAAGAACAGATCCGCAATGATATTTCCGTGGTTGATAAGTCTTTGGCGAGTGTAAGCATTAACGAGAGTGTGGATAAACGTATTGCAGAACTGGAACAGGAGCGCAAGAACATTGCGCAGAAGATTACGGATGTGCAGGCACAGCTTGATTTGTTAAAGAAATTCAGCCGGAAGAAGAACGAATTGTTGGAAGCTGATGTGAACAAGTATCTTTCTTTCTGCACTGTGCGGATGTTTAGACCTCTTGTGAATGGTGACACGGAAGAATGTTGTGACTTTACATACCGTGGAGAGCCTTACAGCCGGAACATGAACCACGGAGCAAGGATTCTGACGGATATTGACATTTGCAATGCGTTTCAGAAGCGGTGCGGTGTGGAATTGCCTATCATGGTTGACGATACCGAGAGCCTTGACCCTTGGAAGATTCCTGATGTTGACAGTCAGTTGATTATGTTCCGAAGAAGTGATGATGCGAGTTTGAAAGTGGAGGAAGCGAAGAATGAGTAATGAAGCAGAGAAACGCTACATTGTCGAGCGTGAGTTTGAACACGTAGGGTATAAATGCGTTGTGATATTTGGAAATATGGCTCACAGGTGCGGATATGTTGGCATTCCAAAGAATCATACGTTATACGGAAAAAATTATGATTACCATCTTGAAATTAAAAAATCAGATATTTGGGGCAGAGAAGTAAGTGACATTTTCCCTTTGCTTGGTGCTTGTATTGATAAAGATGAAAGAATTCGAATTGAAGCATATTTCCAGTGTCACGGAGGTATTTCATATTCAGGTGGTGGAACAAATTCAAATTATCCTATCAAAAGTGATTTATGGTGGTTTGGGTTCGATTGCGGTCACGCTGGAGATAAGGCGGATTTGGATTATGCAATACAGAAATTCCCAAGCCGTAAAGAAATTTATCAGATGCAAAAAATGATAGAAAGTAAATTTCCTGTTGGTGTCGATGTCGTTCGTTCAGAAGAATATGTTGCTGATGAATGTAAGAAGTTGGCGGAGCAATTGAAAGAGTTTGAAAGGAATGAAGAGAATGCAGATTAAGAAAGAAACAGTCATTTCTGTTCTGACAACAAGCGGAGAAACAATTAATGCCGGTGACACAGTGATATTCAATTTTGATGACAAGTGTTGCGTGGGTGTGTACTTGGGACTTTCAGACCGTGGAGCCTTGAAATTCAAAGGTAAGATTGCCGATACGGATGTGACATTCCATGTGATGCCTAGAAGCATCAAGGAGATTTACAAAGCTGATGTGACGGTGCATCAGGGAGTTGCAAGTGGATTTATGAATGAGCCGGAAAGTGAGGAAGAATAAGATGGTAAAACGTAAATTTAAGGTTGGAGAAAGATACAAATGCAGAATGATTTTAGACAATGGTGCGGTAATTGAAATCACAGAAATCAATGGTGACTTTGTTTCTTACAAAGATGTCGCAAGAGAAACTTTTGGTAGAAAAGTTTTTGAAATTGGTTCTATATTTTCTGATAATTTGGAAAAAGTCGAAAAAGTCGAAAGTGAAACCATTGTCATCTACCGCAATGACAACAAAGTAGTTGCGCTGGACAAGTCCACTGGCGAGAAAGCAGAAGCTAACTGCAATCCTGCTGATGAATTTGATTTCCGTACTGGTGCAAAGTTGGCTTTTAATCGGCTGATGGGCGAAGATGTGAAGCCTGATAACGGTGTCCGTGAGGTAAAGAGAAAAGCTAAAGTCGGTGAGTATATCAAAATTGTAGATGCGCAGCCTTGGATGATTCCATACAAAAACGGAGATATATTTAAGGTTATTTCTACAAGTAAACCTGGAGTTGTAATTGAGAAAGATGGAAAACCAGTTACATCGGCATGGCACAAAGAGTACGTTGTACTTGAAAACTACAAACCGGAGAAAGAACCGGAGAAGAAAGACGAAATCTGCGTGGGAGATACCGTAAAAGTCAAGGATACCGGTAAGCAGTAAAAGTTATACGGTACATGGAGTGGTCTTTTAGGATACGAACAGAATTTTGTAATAGATTCAGATGTAAGCAAAGATGATGAATACAAAGTTTTAAGAATTAAAAAACACGATTATATGCCTAAATGTACTCTTGCGCTTATTCAGAATCCAAAGACAACCCAGGTATTCATCATTAACATTGACGGAATCAAAAAGGTAGAAAGGTAGGTAGAAATATGGCAGACGAAAAGAAACAGGAACTTAACACACAACTTTCATATTTTGCAAATCAGTACACTGGACTTATGGAGCGTGATTTTTCTGAACATGGGTTGCAGTTTGATGATTATTCAAAACAATGCGTAATGGCATCTATGAGTGCCATATATAACCTTGTGACATCTAGCAAGGCAAATATGAGCAATCTGAATGGTTCAAATCTGCGACAGGTTATTGGACAGGTTTCAAGCCTTAAGTTGAATGCGAATGCGGTTCCAAGAGAATGTTATTTCCAGTTAAGGAGCAAGCAGGCAGCAGATGGCTCTTGGTACAAGGAAGTGGAAATGGGTATCGAAGGTGACGGAAACGATGCAATTCTTCGCAATTTTGGTGTCGGTGTAAAGAAAGTGCATCCTGTGTGGCTTGTAAAAGAGGGAGACATTTTCGTTTATCCGAAACATAAGGGTATTGAAATGACTCCTCCGGAATGGGAAGAAAAAGGAGAATCACAGAAAGTAATCCGTGTTGTTTACCCTGTGGAAATGGAGAATGGGAAAACAGAGTATCTGATTGCAGAAAGAGAAGGAGTAAAAACTAATCTTTTTGCTCATATCAGAAATAATATGATGAACGAGACATTCGGACTTGTAAAAGGTGGCAAGAAGACCAGATATGATGCAACGGATGCGGAGAAAAAAGCTATTGAAGCGAAGAAAGAAGAGATTTTTTCTGAACTTCGCAAGTGCGCAACTCTTGAAGATATGCTGAATTGCGATGTAGCAAGACCATATATCTCCGCAGCATGGCTTGATACACCAGAGAGTATGATCGTTCGCAAAATGCGTAACAATGCCATCAAGAAGTATCCTAAAGATTTTAATTCCATTGCTTCACAGTCTATTTTGCAGATGGATGAAACTTACCAGGAAGCACAGGAAGAGATTAAGGAGAATGCTAATTCAATAGAATTTGTGGAAGATTCTTTCAAGGAAGTAACGCAGACCGAAGAGACGGACATTGCCAGCGCAGAGACACCGGATTGCTTTAAGTAGGAGGAAAAATTATGAAGAAATTATACAAAACTTTTTTAGCAGTATTAATGATGTTTGTAATGATGCTTTGTATTTGTAGTTGTAGCACCGCTGATACTGTGAATTACAATCTCAATAAAGAAGCTGACGAGTTCAATGTGTACCGCAGAATCACGGTGACTAATGCAAGAACAGACATGATTATGTTGCAGGCAGAGGGGTATATGGCTCTTAGCAATAACTCTGCTAATGAGCTTGTCGTTACCTTTAAAACTGGGGAAAACCAGTATTATAAGGACTATATTTACTTGAATGACTGGACTTGCTATGTGATGGAACAGGTAGAACCGAAATCTACGGACAAATACCATTATGAATTAGTGTTTTATCCGGATCGGCTTATTCCGAATATTGAGATTAAGTAGGAGGTTGTCATGAGAGTTATATCGCAGGACGGAATCATTGATGTACCTTATGAAATCAGTTCTTTGAGCATGGCAGTCGGAAAACATGAAGATGTTGAGTATGCGGCTATTTATTGCCACAACTCTTCGACAGCAATGGGAACAAAAATGGCTGAATACAGTTCCAAAGAAAAAGTACAGAAAGTTATGGAAATACTTAGAGAACAGTACAAAAAATACGTTGGAGCTTCTGTTAATATATATGGCTGTTTTCAGTTTCCAAACGATGACGAAATTGAGGTAGAAACATGAAGCTAAAATGTTTAGGCTCCGGTTCTTCCGGTAACTGCTATCTTCTAACGGCAGATAACGGTGAAACACTTTTACTGGATGCAGGACTTCCCATCATGGACATAAAACGTGGTCTTAACTGGGATATTAAGTGTGTTGTGGGTGCTATATGTACCCACAGCCACAAGGATCACTCATTATCAGTATCAGACCTTGAACACATGGGAATACCAGTATTTAAGCCATATGAGAGTTTAGAACCTATGGAAATAGGGTTTACCGGTGGAAAAATAATGGCATTTGATCTTACTACACTGGATGGTAAGTGGAAACATACCAACGCTGATGGTTCAGAATGTCCTTGTTATGGATTCCTGATTACTCACCCGGAAATGGGAAAATTGCTTTATGTAACTGATACGGAATTTGTTAAGTGGCGGTTCCATGAAGTAAACCACATCCTTATTTCATGCAACTATCAGAAGAAGTACATTGATGATGAAAATGTTGCGAAAAGGAATCATGTTTTTTGTGGTCACATGGAACTGGAAACAGTAAAAGAATTTGTCATTGCAAACAAATCAGATGCCCTGCAGAACGTCATATTGTGCCATTTAAGCCGTGATAATTCTGATTCCAAAGAATGTGTCGCAGAGGTAAAAAAGATTGCTCCATTGGCGAATGTGGACTATGCGGCAGCAGGCAAGGAATGGATTTTACAGAATGGAAAGGAGTGCCCGTTTTGAGTGAATATGGATACATCAGAGTATCTTCAAAAGAACAGAACGAAGCCAGACAACTTGACGCATTGCATGAGCAGGGCATTGAAGACATCAATATTTTCATGGATAAACAATCGGGCAAGGATTTCAATAGACCAAGATATAAAACTTTGTATCGCAAGCTGAAAAAGGGAGATGTGCTGTATATAAAAAGTATTGACCGAATGGGAAGGAATTATGATGAAATCATACAGGAATGGCGCAGAATCACACGGTTTCGTGAAGCTGATATTGTAGTACTTGATATGCCATTGCTTGACACAAGGAGAGGAAAAGACCTTATGGGTACATTCCTAAGTGACATTGTATTGCAGGTGCTTTCCTTTGTGGCAGAGAATGAGAGAACCAATATCCGGCAGAGACAGGCAGAAGGAATTGCAGCAGCGAAAGCAAGAGGTGTGAAGTTTGGAAGACCGGCAATCCCACTGCCGGAGAATTTTAATCAAATGCGTGAAAGTTGGAGAAGTGCGGAAATTTCAATAGAAGAAGCTTCTAAGAATTGCGGTATGTGTGCGAAAACATTTTATAGTAAGGCGGTGAAGTATGAAAAGGAGAATTGTGTATGAGCGGTGGAAGTTTTGGCTATTTGTGCTACAAAGATGTTCCTGAACTGATGAACAGTTCAAACATTGCGAACCTTGAAAGCATGGTTCAGCACTTGCAGGAGTACGGTTACGAGGACATAGCACGAGATACACAGCGGTTGATTGAGTACATTCAGTCGGCAAGCATCAGAATTGAGGTTTTGAGTGAGAATCTTAACGGTGTTTTTCATGCGGTAGAGTGGCATGAGAGCGGAGATATTAGCAGAGAGACCATGATTGAAAGACTGGAAAATTACAGAAATGGAGGTGCGAATGTCTGACACATTTTATAGACCACTTACACCGCAATTAAGAAGTGAAATAATGAAGGGCATTGATTCCAACATATCCGAACTGAATACCTGTAAAAACAATGCTTTAGTCAATATGCAAAAGACAGGATATGGGGCATTGAGAAATATTATAAATGCCTTGCCGGACGGATATTTGATTCCATTTGAAAGGCGGTGATGTGGTTGGCTGATTGGAAGAATGTAGCAAGGGCAAAATCCATAGAGAGAAAGAATCGTGAAAGAATACTGGCGGTAAATCCCCATGTGGACGATGGAAGTGGAATTTACTTTCTGACAAGAACAGACGAAGATGGTTTTCGGTTTGCCTATGTGGGACAGGCGGTACATCTGCTACAAAGACTGGCAGGGCATCTTAACGGCTATCAACACATTGATTTGTCTCTTAAAAGTCACGGATTATATTCTGCGGAGAACATACACGGTTGGAAAATCGGATTCTTACATTATCCGGTAGAAGAACTGGACAAGTGGGAGCAGTACTGGATTAAGCGTTATGCAGACGAGGGTTACCAGCTTCGCAACAAGACAGCCGGTGGTCAAGGTGATGGAAAGAAGCAGATCGCAGAGTACCGACCGGGAAAAGGTTACCGTGATGGACTGGCACAAGGCAGAATCAACCTTGCAAGAGAACTGGCGAACATTGCCGACAAGCATCTGGTCATTAGTTTGAAGCCTGAGAAGCAGAACAATTCAGTTTCACAGAAACAGTTTGCGAAGTTTATGGAACTTTTGCATGGAGAAAAGGACGGTGAAAGTAATGAATAAAACAGACTATGAAGTACTTTTACAATACGTTGAAGAAACTGACAAGTAGTTTTATTAATCTCTTTCTACTCAAAAACAAATTATGTATCTTTGCTATCAATATGAAACTGTATCTTTTAAAAAGTACTTGTTTAAGTATACCTTTGCAGATTTTATGGAAGTAAAAAACATCATCCTATTTTATATCATTTTATTATTCCGTTTTATATAAAAATAAAATGATAAATCACGGAACTTGGAGGTGATACATAAAATGCCAAAACGATATGACAATCCGCAGGAAATTTTGAAAATCATGCGGCAGACAGAACTTTTGAAGCAGTCTGCGGAGAGAAGTCCATTCACCGGAATACTGACACTGTTCTGCTATACCTTGTGGAAAGACTACAAGTACTCACAGACGAGACTTTCTGATTTCTGCGGTAAATTCACCGAGTATAACGAAAAGTACGAGAATGAGCCTTATACGGAGTTACAGAGCAGGCTTAACGATTTTGCAGACTGGACGATTGAGTACAAAGAATTTACAGAAGCTGATTATCCACATTACAAGTCGGTTGTAGCGCAGAAATGCATCCGGGAACAGGTCAGATGTAACAACATTATCAATGAGTTGTCCACAAGGTACATCCTATATGGAATGGTAATTCTTATGGAAGATGGATTTGGTAAGAAGAAGCTGACGAATTTCAAGGATAAGTTTTCCGACCACATGGACAAAGCCGGAGACAAGTGTAACGGAAAGGATTTCATGGACTTGTGGAGAGAACTGGTGGAAAACACCGGAATCTATATTGAGAAGCCTATATTTGACTAAGGAGTTCTAAATGGCAGAAAAAAGAATGTTCAGCGCAAAAATAATTGAGAGTGATGCTTTTTTGGATATTCCTGCTACGGCTCAAATGCTTTATTTTCACATCTGCATGAACGCTGACGATGACGGATTCGTGAATAACCCCCGGAAAATCATAAGGATGTGTGGTGCTTCAGAAGATGATTTGAAAGCGTTGATAGACAACAGATTCCTGTTATCTTTCGATAGTGGTGTAGTATTGGTAAAGCACTGGCGCATTCACAACTACATTCCACCGGATCGTTACAAGCCGTCATGCTATGTGGATGAAAAAGGAAAAGTTGGCTTAAAGCTAAACGGAGCATACACCACAGACCCTAAAAAGATGGTTTCCCCAGTAGAGGGAAATCCAAAGAAGAGTTGCTACGACAAAGAAATCAAACTTGATAAGAGGTGATATAAATGCAGATGACAGGTTATGAATTGTTGGCGAATTACGAAAAAGCAGAGGACAAGGACAAACAGATTCAGATTCTTGCGGATTTGAACCACATTCCGGTTGACATGGTGTGTTTTGTGATTGACAACAGAGATAAATTCGATGTTTCAGAGACACCATTGTCCACAGAAGAATTTGCAAAGTGGTGTGAGACGGAACTTGACCGGTGAAACAGCACCCATCAGATATGGTAGTTATAAAAGTTGCTTTAATAGTGAGAAAACAGAACATGTCGGTTTTTATGTAAATTGGTCAGGCACATATAGTAAAAATTACAGGAAAGACTTGGGTTACTGGATTCATGCGTTTGGTGTAGAAATTATCGGTAATGTATTTGACAATCAGGAACTGTTGGAGGAGTAATATGGCGACATGCAAACGCAAAAATCGTAATTGTCGGTATGAGTATAATCAAAATTCTTACCAGTGCAAGAAATGTATTGAGGAAAAATTAAATCAATATCCGATTACTTGTGAAGATTGTCATTACGGTGGTTGGGGAATATGCAATAAAAGAGGTAAGAATCAGCGGAGAATGAGACCTTGTGAGGATTTTAAATGGAGTTAAGGAGAAGTGGATATGACGGAGAATGAAGCAATCAAAGAACTTGAGACATCTATTGATATAGCCAAAATGTGTACACAGAATTACGAGAGAAAAAACGAAATCCAAGGTTACGAGATGGCAATCAAAGCACTGGAAGAGGTACAGCAGTACCGCCAGATAGGCACGGTGGAGGAATGCCGGAAATCAGTAGAAATCTGCAAATCTATGATTGGGAGAAACATCACACCGGAGAACATGGAAGAATACATGAAATTCGAGGATTAATGTATAAGTGAAGGATTTACATTTAATAGCCTGTTGGAAGCAAGAGAGAAGTAGACAGTCAGAGGAATGAAACGGAGGTAGGTTGATATGCCAAGTTTTGAATTAAAACCGGAGCACATAAAGATTATGACAGACCTTAATTTTAGAATCTCTATTTTAATAGATTCTGAGGATAGGTATAGACCGGCAATAGATGTTAAAAGACCATTCGGGAACAGCGGCCCCACAACAAATGTGTGTGAAATCATGGGATGGCACTGCGATGAAGAAAGTGGAGAATACGCTGCTTAGGATATTGAAAAAGCCGAAATGCTCATTATCGAACTTCCAGTTGCTTTGCAGATCGTGATGCAAAACCACACATTTGAACCCGGAGAGTATGAAGTAGGGGAATATTCCTCGGCATACTTCAATTATGTTCACATTCGCAATTATCACGCATTAAAATCTCCTATCGCAGAAATAGAGGAAAAATATAAAGACTGCGATCAAATGGAAAGGTTACATGAAGTTTGTATGAATGTATCTGGCGATAACCCGTGGAAAGTGATTGACGATCTGAAATGGTTTGCCCAGACCGACTTTCTGGCAGATGCAATAGCGGTATTTGAAAAGCATAGAGACGAACAAATCCTTGATGAATGGCTGAAAACACATGACAGATATGATTATTGCAAGAATTGTGGTCAGAAATTAGATTGGGAGGATGAAGAATGAGTGAAGAACTTAAGCCGTGTCCGTTCTGCGGTGGAAAGGCATATACCAAAGTAGTTTCAAGAGACCATCTACAAATAGGTTACTCGATAGGTGCTGAAGTAGGGTGCGAAAAATGTGGTTTTCATATGCGAGGAGAAACTGTATTTGCAGTTGACGAATTTATGAATGTGAAAATTTTTAGCGGAGGTGTGCAACACATGATTGAGAAATGGAACAGGAGGGCGAACGATGATATGGTATCAGAAAATTAAACCATTCGTTCCAAAATACGTAAACTACGATTATGCGAGAGTTTACGACAGCAACGATAAAGCTATTGGATGGATAAGGATTTATTATTAGTATAGGAGGGCGAACGATGAAAATACTGATTGATATTCCAAAGGAATTTGAAGTGGACTATAACACAGACCGATTCGCAGAGTTCTTCCATCGATGTCTTGCGGATATGGATACCTGCTGCGGTAACTTTGAGTTGGAAACCGCGGTGATGATGGAAAAGGCATTTACAGAAAGTAAGATCTACGACCAGGACAAGGTTGTGCAGCAGTTGGAAGAACGCACAGCATTCCTTAAAGACTGTACGAAGTATGGAAATAAGACAGCAGAGCAGCAGTCAAAATCCTACGACACTATGATGATGTACGAGGTCAAGGATTTGGTAGATGATTTGTTGGAGATCGTAAAGGCAGGTGGAGCAGATGGCAATTAAACCGATTTTATTCAATACAGAAATGGTTCGGGCAATTCTGGACGGACGGAAGACCTGCACCCGGCGTATATGCAAAGATGCAAATGAGTATACCGTACCGGATATGGATTTTTACAATGCTGACAGGCGGACTTATGCAGTACATAACTTTGCTGATAAGGAGCAGATGGAACAGTTAAGTACAGCGGAGAGAACCTGTCCTATCTGTCCGGGTGATATCTTGTATGTACGGGAAACATGGTGTAAGGGATATTTGATGAATGCAAAAGAAAGATATTATTACAAAGCAGATGATAATGATTTCCTTTGCACATGGCACCCGTCCACCAACATGCCAAAACAAGCCGCACGTATCTGGCTCCGGGTTATGGACGTGAGGGTAGAGCGGTTGCAGGATGTCACTGAAGATGGAGCAAAAGCAGAAGGAGCAATAGATAACAGAGGGTTTATCCACAGCCCGGAGAATGAATATGATCGCATACATACAGCCAGAGATCATTTTATTAAAATCTGGAACAGCACCATCAAGAAATCCGACCTTGACCGCTACGGATGGGATGCCTCACCTTGGGTGTGGGTAATTGAATTTGAACGGTGTGAAAAGCTGAAAGGAGTGTGAAATATGCCCAAAGCAGCATTGGTAATGGATATGCCGGAAACCTGTGAGAATTGCGCTTGTAAATATCCCAGTTATAAAGACGATGCTCTTTATGACTGCGCTATTACAGGGAAAGAAATTCCGATAAATGGCGGACGCTACGGGGAAAAGCCAGATTCTTGTCCGCTCAGAGAACTGCCGGAGAAAAGACGTACAGTAGGGAAAGAAAGTGAGAATGACAAACTGATGATGAATGCAGGATTTAATGCTTGCTTGGATGAAATCTTAAAGGAGCGTGATGCAGATGGAACGAGTTGATTATACCGCCCTGTATGCCGAGAATGAGGACTTTAAACGCTACGTTGACAGATATTGCACTAAGCACAGAATCAGCGTTGCAGAAGCCTTACAGAACTACTTGGTGCAGATGGCGGGCAGGATGTACAAGGAGCAGGAAGAAACGATTGTAAGAAAGGAATAACGAATGCCCGGTAAACCGTGGAGACATGAACACAGAAATATTCCCGGATTGTGGAATCATGTGCTATTTAGCACAGAAATAAGAGAAAGGAGCCGAACCAGCGCGCATAAAGGGTACCCGGTTCCTATGAGAATGAAAAATAGTAAATTAAAGGAATATTTGAATGGATTTTCTGATGATGCCGACATCAGCCTGATAGTTGCAAATACGCAAAATAGAAAGGTATATGAACCCAAAGAAGTCATTGTAATGACAGATGTGGAAATTCCGGCATTTGTAATTGATGTTTGCAATGAGAGAGATATGGATGCAGAAGAAATCTCTGTATGCGAAGAATGTGAACGAAATGCGGATGATCTGGAAGGACAGATGGACATATCAGACTTCCCGGAGGTGATGCCATGATTAACGGAGAACTGATCGTTGACAACTTTGCTGGTGGTGGAGGTGCGTCCACCGGAATAGAGATGGCAACCGGATACAGTGTGGATATTGCCATTAACCATGATCCGGAAGCAATCCGGATGCACAAGGCTAATCACCCAAACACAAAGCATTACTGTGAGGACGTATGGCAGGTGGATCCGGTTGCAGCATGCAAAGGGCATCCGGTAGGTCTTGCTTGGTTCTCACCGGACTGCAAACACTTTAGCAAAGCGAAAGGCGGTAAGCCAAAGGATAAGTTTATCCGAGGTCTTGCATGGGTAGCCTGCAGATGGGCGGGACTGGTGCGACCAAGAGTGATAATGCTTGAGAATGTGGAAGAGTTTAAGACATGGGGACCACTAAACCGTGGGCACCATCCCATTAAGAGTAAGCAGGGTAAAACCTTTGAAAAATTTGTGCAGCAGCTTACAGATTTGGGTTATGAAGTGCAGTTTAAGGAATTGGTTGCAGCCGATTACGGTGCGCCCACCATGCGCAAGAGATTTTTTATGATCGCGCGGTGTGACGGTAATCCGATTGTCTGGCCAGAGCCGACACATGGACCAGCAGACAGCGAGGTTGTTAAGGCTGGTCTCTTAAAACCGTATGTGGGTGCATACACGCAGTTGGACTTTTCCCTGCCGTGCCCCAGCATCTTTGACACCTCGGAAGAAATCAAGGAGAAATACGGGATCAGGGCGGTACGACCACTGGCGCTTAAGACAATGGAGCGGATTGCAAGGGGATTGAAAAAGTTTGTGCTTGAGAATCCAGAGCCGTTTATTATCCAGTGCAATCACGGTGGCGAGCGTAGACCGAATGATATCCGGGAGCCGATGCCTACAATCACCGGAAAGCACGGATATGGGATCGTGGAGCCTTACATGGTACAGATCGGACAGACTGGATTTACTGCAGACAGGAGTAAGGATATACGTGAACCACTTACAACTATAGTGAGCAAGAATGAGCATTGCCTGATTGAACCAACGCTTGCACCGTATATGGGAACAAATACAACGAATCATCCCGGTGGGAATTGCAAAGATCCGATACATACGATCACCACAGGTAACCAACAATGCCTTATCAGCCCGACTCTGATCCAGTACCATTCCGAGACGGCGCAGGGAGAAGTCCGGGGGCAGACCATAAAAGATCCGATCATGACCGTGGATGGATCGAACCGGTATGGACTGGTTACCTCATTTCTGCATAAGTATTATGACGGTGGCTACAAGGGAGCAGGAGAGAGCATGGAGAAGCCATTGCCGACAGTCACCTCATGGGACCATAACAGTGTGGTGACGGCAAACTTGATCCAGATGAATAATCACTGTGACGGCCGGGACGTGAGGGATCCAATACCTACAATTACAGCCGGCGACGGGCACTTCGGAGAGGTTAGAGCCTTTTTGATTAAATATTATGGAGATGCTACCGGTCAGGACATTGAGCAACCGCTTGATACGGTTACGACCAAAGACAGATTTGGGTTGGTGACAATTGAGGGCGTGGATTATCAGATTGTGGATATCGGGCTTCGGATGCTGGAGCCGCGGGAACTGTACGGATGCCAGGGATTTCCGGACGATTACATAATTGATCATGATTACACAGGAAAGACCTACCCGCGCAGTGAACAGGTCCGCCGATGTGGTAACGCTGTTTGTCCGCCTATACCTGCAGCATTGGTAAGAGCAAACCTGCCGGAATTATGTGTGGCAGAGCGTACACCGAACATGCAGATCAAGACAGAGCAGACCGGGCAACTTCGGTTTGCGTAGTAAGTGAAATCAGGAACTAAAAAGTGAAATTGATATTTGAGTTGTTGCTTGGGAACTCAAAAGCAAGTTACTAGTTGGGAAAATTGAACTACCGAGGAAAATTCGGTAGTTCAGCAAGTTAAAAGGTGGTGAAAATTATGGCTATAAATGCAAAATGTAATGACTGTGAGGAACCTACAAAATATGTGGTTGGCTTTTTCGATGGCAAGAATGGAATCCACGGTTGCCTTTATGATTGCCACAACGAGGAATGCCCAATAAAGCAAATAATGGAAGTGTCTGCATCGAAAGACCTTCAAGAAAGAGCGAAAATACAGATTGCCAACGGTAATAAGGGCATGTATGCCGGCTATATTGCAGCACTTCGGAGAGATGCGAAGGTGTCCATGTTCAAGATGGCACAGATTGCAGACTGTGACCCAGCGGAATACAGTGCATATGAAAATGAGCGGAAAGAATTTGATCCGGAAGTTTACAGGAAATGCGTAGAGTATTTGAAAAAGTAACTTAGAATTTAATGGAGGTAGAAAAAATGTATAAAGCAACAAATATTGATACGGACAAGGCTCTCAAAGCAATCAATGATTCAAGAGCAATACAGGAAAGAGCGTCACAGCTTAGATCGGAAAAAGAAAGATCTTACATGGAGGGACTGAACAAAGGACTTGATATTGCTGAAAGTCTTTTTGAATGTTCAAATTATGAGAAATCGGCGCAGGAGGCAACTTATACAGATGGTGTCTGCGAGGTACTCTATGAACTTGGAAAAGAACTTGATATACCAACTCAGGATATAAGAGATAATATTGCATCGGTAGATGAAGCCTGCGCTCTGTTTGCAGACAGGATTCGGGAAGCAATAGCAAGAGATAAGGATCAGTAAACTGAAATATTAAGATTTATGGAGGCATTTGTATGAGAAAAATACATGAATGTGCAGAAGATATAAAAAATATTTTAAATGATGCA